GAGGAGAACGCTTACGGTGGCACGCGGGGATTTTTTTCTGGTTCGATATTTTGGCATGTTCCGCGCCACCATTGATTCTATTCGGAAATAATCAAAACATGAGCGTGTGATGCCCCGAGGCGGTGCGCGTCCCGGCGCTGGCCGCAAGCCTGGCTCCGTGAACAAGGAAATGACCATCGCTCGCATGCAGCAGGAGCGTGACGCCGCGCTTGAGCGCGCGAACGCTGCTGAATCCCTGCTCATCGGCGCCAACGATCGCATCGCCCAGCTCATGCGCCATGCCGAGACGATCGAGCGTGATCTCGCCGCCGCTCGTGAGCGCACCGTCGTCGCCGAGGCTTCTACCGAGAGCGCGAAGCTGACTCCGATCGACATCATGCTCGGGTCGGCCCGGAAATTTTATGCCGAGGAAAACTACAAGGATGCGAATCTCGCGGCCGCTCGCGTCGCGTCCTACATCCACCAGCGTTTCGCGCCGACGCAAGAGCCCGCGAAGCGCCACGCCGAACAGGAGTTGCAGGATGATCTGTTCAATCCGCGTCCTGCGCCCGCGCCGCCGCCAACCGCGCCCGAAGACGACGATCCCTGGTCGAAGCTGCTGATCCACTGATCCGTTGGAAGTCTGGGACCTCTCCTGCAAAGATTGGGAACAACGGCTCACCGGTGGCCGTGCCCCTGTCGCGGACCTGCCACTGCTCAATGTCGTCGAGGCGGACCGCGCGCTCGCCATGTTCGACATGCTTCGGCTGCCCGACGTGCCAGGCACGCCGCTGCTCGCAGACGCCGCCGGCGACTGGTTTCGCCAGTCGATCGTGCGCCCCGCCTTTGGTTCCTGGGATGAAGAGCGCCAGGAGCGCTACATCCGCGAAGTCTTCCTGCTGGTCGGCAAGAAAAATTCGAAGACCTCCTACGGCGCCGGCCTCAGTCTGGTCTGGCTGCTTTACAATCGCCGCCCCAACGCCGAAGGCATCCTCGTCGCGCCGACGCAGGACATTACCGACATCGCCTTCAGCCAGGCCGAAGGCATGGTGCGGCTCGATCCGCGCCTCAACCGCAAACGCCTGCGCGTCCAGAACAACCTAAAGCGCATCACCAATCTCATTACCGGTGCGACGCTCGAAATTTTGACCTTCGACCCGAAGATTCTCACCGGCCAGAAGCCGGCCTTCTGGCTGCTCGACGAGATCCACGTTCTCTCGCGCATGTCGAACGCGGCCTCCGCCATCGGCCAGCTTCGCGGCGGCATGATCAGCCAGCCCGAAGCGCTCGGCATCATGATCACCACGCAATCGGACCGACCGCCCGCCGGCATCTTCAAGACCGAGCTGGTCAAGGCCCGCAACATCCGCGACGGCATCGACCGTTCGACCCGCATGTTGCCGGTGCTCTACGAATTTCCGCGTGCCATCGCCGCCTCGCGCGAGCTCTGGAGCGATCGCAAGGTCTGGCACATGGTCGTGCCGAACGACGGCCGCTCGATCACCGTCGAGCGGCTGACGCAGGAATTCCGCACCGCCGAGCAATCCGGCCCCGAGGAATTGAAGCGCTGGGCCTCGCAGCATCTCAATATCGAGATCGGCATCGGCCTCTCGTCGGACCATTGGCCGGGCGCCCGCCACTGGGACAATTGCGCGGACGAGACGTTGACGCTTGCAACGCTGATCGAGCGAAGCGAGGTGGTCACAGTCGGCGGCGACGGCGGCGGCCTCGACGATATGTTGGGCTTCTGCGCCGTCGGCCGCGAGAAGGAAACGCGCCGCTTCCTCGTCGTCGCTCACGCCTGGATCCACCGTTCGGTGCTCGATCTGCGCAAGGAGATCGCGTCGAAATTCATCGATCTCGAGACCGACGGCGATCTCACCATCGTCGATCGCATGGGCGACGCCTTCGAGGAATTCGCCGATCTCTGCGAGCTCGTCAAAAATTCCGGCAAGCTCGCCGAGGTGGGGCTTGATACCGCCGCCGTCGGCCTCATTCCGGACGAGCTAGAATCGAGGGGGATTACCGTCGAGGAAAAGCTCATCGCCGGCGTGCGGCAGGGCTGGTCGCTGATGGGTGTCATCAAATCGGTCGAGGATCTGCTGGCGGACGGCGTGCTTGTGCATGGCGGCCAGGCGCTGATGGCCTGGTGCGTCGGCAATGCCCGGATCGAGCAGCGTGGCAATGCGATCCTGATCACCAAGCAGGCTTCTGGTGTCGCCAAGATTGACGCGCTGATGGCCTTGCTCGACGCCTTCTGGTGTATGTTGAAGAACCCCGAATCGCGCACCGGCCGCAGCGTCTACGAAGAGATCGCCGCCCGCGCCCAGGCCGCGAAAGCGGCGACGCCTGACAAGCCGCGGGAGCGTGCCATTGCCACACCTCTCGCCTCGAAAGCCGACCCCGACGACGAGCGCTTCTGGAACGGCGCTGCTTGACCGGCTGAAGGGCTTCTTCAACCGCCAGACTCAGAGCTATTGGCCAAATCGCGCCACTCGCGTCGTCTATGTGCAGTCGACACTCGCCGGCATCCGCGTCACGCCTGATACGGCGATGCAGCAGGCGGCGGTCTGGGCCTGCGTCAACGTGCTGTCGAAAAGCGTCGCACAACTGCCCTGGCGCGCGATGCGCGAGGAACAACCGGGCCGCAGCTCCATCGTTCCTGGCACGCTCGACAACCTGCTCAATCATCGGGCCAACGCGGAAATGTCGGCCTTCACCTTTCGCGAGGTGATGATGGGCCACGCTCTCATTTGGGGGAATGCTTTTGCAGAGATCGAACGCGACGGCGGTGGCCGGCCGATCGCGCTCTGGCCGATCGAGCCCGACCGTGTCTGGACGAAACGACGCTGGGACACGGGACGCCTCTATTACGAAATCACCAACCAGACGACGGGCATTACCGAGCTCGACTTCATGGATGTGTTCCATCTGCATGGGCCAAGCTTCGACGGCATTTCGGGCTATCAGGTGGTCGGCTATGCGGCGCAGTCGATCGGCCTCGCCATGGCGGTCGAGCGGTTCGGCGCGAGTTTCTTCGGCAATAATGCGCAACTCGGCCAGGTCATTACGAGCGACAAGACCAATCTTTCGCCTGAAGCGCGCGACGCCATGCTGGCGAGCTTCAACGAAAAGAACCGCGGGCCCGACCAGGCGTTCAAAACGCAATATCTCGACGGCGGCATGAAGGTGACGCCGGTGGGCGTCGAGCCGGATAAGGGCCAGTTCATCGAGACGCAGCAGCAGATGACAGAAACCATCTGTCGCTGGTTCGGTGTGCCGCCGCACAAAGTCGGCCATCTGCTGCGCTCGACGAACAACAACATCGAGGCGCAGGGCATCGAATTCGTCATCGATGGCATTCTGCCCTGGACCGTGCGGTTCGAGCAGGAAGCCGATTACAAGCTCATCAATCCGCGCAATCCGCAGGGTTATTATACGCGGATCGACGTGCGCTCGCTGCAGCGCGGCGATCTCGCCGCCCGCGGCGCCTTCTACAAGGATATGTTCGACCGCGGCGTCTTCTCGCCGAACGACATCCGCGAATCGGAAGGACTGAACAAGATTCCAACGGCCGAAGGTGGCGACAAGCGCTTCGTGCCGCTCAACATGCAAATGCTGGAGACCGCCGGCGAGGAGCCGCCGCCCGTCGCACCAGAGCCTGACGACGGCACCGCTGACCAGGAAGACGATCCGGCGCCCGAGGGCGGCAGCGAGGAAGCGACCGGCGACGGTCCGAGCGACGGGTGAGCCCATGACCTATTATTCGATGAAAGCGGCCGGTTCGCGCGGCGAAATCCTGCTCTATCAGGACATCGGAGAGAGCTTCTGGAGCGAGGGAACGACCGCCGAAGGCTTTGCGAAGGACCTCAAAGCGCTCGGCAAGGTCACCACGATCGATTGCCGCATCAATTCGCCCGGCGGTAATGTTTTCGAGGGCATGACGATCTATAATCTGCTGGCCGCGCACCAGGCCCGCATCGTCGTGCATGTCGACGGGCTGGCCGCCTCGATCGCTTCCGTCATCGCCATGGCGGGCGACGAGATCAACATCGCCGACAATGCGATGATGATGATTCACAATGCCTGGGGCATGGGCATTGGCACGGCGCAAGAGATCCGCAAAACCGCCGACGTGCTCGATTCGATCAGCGCGACGATCGCCGGCACCTATGCCAAGCGTTCGGGCACGAAACTCGACAAAATCGCCGGCATGATGGATGCCGAGACCTGGTTCAATGCGCAGGAGGCCAAGGATTGCGGCCTCGCCGACGCGATCGTCGACAACATGAAAATGGCAGCCTGCGCCTTCGATGCGAAGCGCTTCCGCAATGCGCCGAAGCGGCTCGCCGAAGCGAACGCCGCGCGGCCGCACCGTGATCGTTTTGCAGCGCGTTTTTCCGCCATCGAAACGGCTCGCATCAAGGCGCGCCTCGACGCGCAGCGCGCCGCTTAGAAATACCCCAGAGGGCGGTCAGGTACGGCTCGCAAGGCTCCCTGCACCGATTCGGGACCGCGCTGATCACGCGGTAGGACCATAGGTCGCCGCCCGCCACGAAATTCCACGGGAGCCCTGCGGGAATAGTCGCTATGCGATACGCCCCCGCCGAAAGTGCCGCCTCTTGAGATGCGCGGACCACACGCTGCCGGCTAACAGCAGGGGCGCCTTTCGAAAAGCCTGATGGTCGGGCGGTTTCTTGGTCCCGCCGAAACATCGGTCCTGCCGCCGTCCCACAGGCGTCCGGCTAGGAAGGCGTCAGTTACTTTGAATTCCGGCCTCAAGCCGGTCAGCCCGAACGCCCTTGGGCAAGGTGCATGGCGAACGTCGGACGACGTGCGCATTCCCTCAGATGGAGCCCAAACATGAAGGCCAGTCCGGTCTCTGTGCAGGCGTTGCTCGTCCTCCTGGCCGGCAGCCCCCGCATTTATTTCAACGACGGCAATACGCTTCAGTCGCTACGCGACCGGCTCGTCGAGCTCAACGATCGCGCCGTCACCATCCAGGCCGCGGCCGATGCGGCGAAACGCGACTTCTCGACCGAAGAGGCGACCGAGCTCGACGATATTTTCGCGCAGGTCGAGCAGACCAAGGGTGATATTGCCCGACGCGAACGGATCGAAGAGAACACCAACGCGCTCGCCGCCGGCGGCGGCCGCCGCACCGAGGCGAACGACCCCGAGGCCGGGCCCGATCCCGCGGCCGCTGCGGCAAGGGAGGCCGGCGCGGCTGCCAATGCCCGCGCTGCTGCCGCTGTTGGCAACGGGCGGCCCGAACCGCGCCGCACCGTCCCGGCGCAGGCGCGCGGCGGCGATTACCTCCGCCGCGGCTTCCATAACATGGGCGATTTCGCACGTTGCGTCGTCAATGCCTCGCGCCCTGGCGGCGCCGTCGATCCGCGCCTCATTGTCGATGCGCCGTCGACCTTCGGCTCGGAAGGCGTCGGCGCCGACGGCGGCTTCGCCGTGCCGCCCGAATTCCGGACCGCCATCATGGAAAAGGTGCTGGGCGAAACCTCGCTGCTCGGCCGCACGGATCTGCTCGAAGTCACCGGCAATTCGATCACCATTCCGAAAGACGAGACGACACCCTGGCAATCCTCCGGCGGCATCCTCGCCTCCTGGGAAGGCGAGGCGCAGCAGCTCACACAGACCAAGCCTCTCCTCGAGGACGTGACGATCCGCCTCAACAAGCTTACGGCGCTCGTCCCCGTCACTTCCGAACTCCTGGAAGACGCCGCCGCGCTCGCCTCCTATATCAACCGCAAGGCGCCGGAGAAGATCGATTTCAAGATCAATGCCGCGATCATTGGGGGCACCGGCAACGGTCAGCCGCTCGGCATTCTGAAAAGCCCGGCTTTGATCACCGTCGCCGAGGAATCGGCCCAGACCGCGGCGACCGTCAATCACCAGAACATCATCAAAATGTGGTCGCGGCTTTACGGCCCGGCCCGTTCGAATGCTGTCTGGCTCGTCAATCAGGATGTCGAGCCGCAGCTCAATTCTCTGGGCTTCCCGGCAAGTGCGACGACGGTGCAATTCCCGGTCTATATTCCGCCCGGCGGCCTTTCCGCCGCGCCCTACGCCAATCTGCTCGGGCGGCCGGTCATCCCGAGTCAGGCTTGTTCGACGCTCGGGACCGTCGGCGACATCATTCTCACCGATCTCAAGGCCTATCTGGCCGCCCAGAAAGTTGGCGGGATCAGGGCCGAAACGTCGATCCATCTTTGGTTCGATTACGATATCACCGCCTTCCGCTTCATCCTGCGCATCGCCGGCCAACCGTGGTGGTCTGCGGCGATCAATCCCTACAACGGCGCCAATACGCTCGGTCACTACGTCGCGCTGGCGACGCGCTCCTGATCCTTGCAACCCGGCGCGCAGCTCGATCGCCGCGCGCATCCCCTTTACCCGCCTTCCTTTGAGGCAGCATCATGAATCTAAACGCCCAGCTTATCGAGCAGAGCAAGATCGTTCCCGCTCTGTCGAACACCGTGCCGTCGACGACGACGCCGCGCCGCGTGTCGATGAAAGGCTACGAGCGATGCACGATCATCATCAGCGCGCTCAACGCCTCGACCGTCACCGGCTCCGCCATCACGCTCCAGCAGGCGACCGATATCGCCAATGCCAACAGCGACGAAAAGGCGGTGCCGTTCACGGCCGCCTATCGCAACGTCGATGTCGCCGCCGCCGAGCCCGAAGCGGCTTTCGCCGTTGCCAGCAACACCTTCACCATGGCGGCAGTCAATTCGAAGGAAATGCTCTACGTCATCGAAGTAACGTCCGACATGATGGATATCGACAACGGCTTTGATTGTCTCCGCGTCGGCACCGCCAATGCAACCGCGCAGACCGTCTCGATCGTGATGATCCTCTGGCCGGCCCGCTATGCTAAGAGCGTTCCTGGCATTGCGGCACGCGCCAATTGAGCTGACTGCCCATCGACTGCGCCGGAACGAAAGGCATCGATATGAAACTGGTTCGCTTCATCGAAACGCATTCGTACCGGCGCGATCATAAAACGCTGTTTTGGCGCGAAGGCCACGCCTATCCTTATGACGACGAGATGCTGCCTTATATCCGCATGGGGCACGCCGAAATCGTCGCGCCACCGCCTCCTGCGCCCCTCGAACCAATCGAGACGGGCGGGAATTCTCCGCGCCTTCCTGCAAGCCCGGCGCCCGATCCGGCCGCCGGAACGATGGCCGACACACATCCAGAACGGCGCTCGTGAACCGCATTCTCACCGTCACGTCGCCGGCGGCGTCGAAGCTCCTCACCTCGCTCGTGACGGTGAGGCAGGAACTCGGCATCACCAGTTCCGCGAACGACGCGCAGCTGACGCGTTATATCCTGGCGGCCTCGCGGGCCGCCGCGCATAAGTGCAACGGCGAACTCGTGCTCGAGGGCGTGACGGAGCAGTTTCGTCCCTATCCTTTTATCGACAGCGCCTCGCTCACCAATGCGCCGGAATTTATCCATCTGCGGCGGACGCCGGTTGCGGAGATCGTTTCCGTTACCGAAGACGATCGCACACTCCTGCAAGACACGGACTTCGAAATCGACTCCAGGCTCGGCCGGCTGACGCGGCTCTATAGCGATCTGCCGATGCGCTGGCATTTCCGCAAGCTCGTTGTCGTCTACACGGGCGGCTACGCGCCGCCGATCGGCGACAGCGAACCCGACCTCGAACAGGCGGCGATCGAGATCGTCAAGGATATGTGGTCGGCGAAGGCGCGCGATCCACTCATCCGCTCCGAGGAAGCGACCGGTATTTTCCGCACCGAATATTGGGTCGGCTCGCTCGGCGAGGACGGCGGCTGGCCGCCGAAAGTGACCGATCTGCTGGCGCCTTATCAGCGGCCGAAGTTCTAACGGAAGGCTTCGCCATGCCCAATGCCAACGATCCCTTCGACAGTGTCAGCGCGCATCTCAACGATCCCGGCGACGACATCTATCCCGTCACACCGGACGACGACACGGATCTGCCGACCGCCGCCCGCGCGCTGCGGGCCAATACCGACGGCACGATCAAGGTTACGATGCGCAACGGCCAGGCGCGCACCTTGAATTTCGCCGCCGGCGAGATGCGCGTCGGGCGCTTCCGCCGCGTCTGGGAGACCGGGACGACCGCGACCGGCATCGAGGCGCATATCTGATGCTGGGCCCGGCGCTCGACCTGTCGCTGCGAAGCCAGCAAGGCGGCGCGGCGCTGCCATCGGGCCTCGTCGGCCATTGGGATGCCAACGATTATGCCGCGAGCCCGCGGCCTTCGATCCGCAACCGCGTGAGCGGGCGGCCCGTCTCGCAAAGCCTGTTCTCCGATCAGCGCCGTTTCTTCGCCGATAGCGAAACCGCCTTCTGGTCCGGTGGCGGCTCCAGGACGGTCACCGACAACAATGCGACATCGCCGACCGGTGACAATGACGCCTCAACCTTTGTCGGGTCAGGGAACGCATTTATCGCGCGAACCATCGGTCTGGCCGCTGGCACTTATACGCTTGCCGCAAACGTCAAGAACCTCGGCGCCGGCTCACAATCCTTCAATATGTCGGGCAACAGCGGGACCAATTCCTCGACCTACAGCGCGACGACCGCCTGGCAGCGCTTCAAATATACATTCACGGCGCCGGGAGGCTCGGCCGTCATCATCCCGGTATGGATCATTTCCGGCTCTTGCAATCTGGCCTTCACCGATGTCGAGCTCTTTCCGGGCTCTGCCGATCTCGGCCCTACGACGCCCTCCGGCCATTGGCTGCTCGGCTCGGACGCTGCGACACATCTGCCGACGGTGCAGGACGGTTATGTCGATCTCACGGCCGGCTATGGTTATGCGCAGTTCGACCAGGCGGCGGATTATTCGGCGCTCACCGTCGTCGCCCTCGCCGCCAAGGTCAGCGACACACCGATGTATAATTCGCTCATCGCCGCCAGGGTGAGCGAGCCGACCTCCGGCGGCGCCTTCGGCTTCATGGCGGCGGCGGATATTTCGAAAGCGCCGGGCTTTTACTTCAAGCAGAAGAACTTCCTCTTTGACCGCGGCACGGCCATCGCTATTTCCGGGCTGTGGGATCTGTATCAGAAGGGCTACCACGGGATTGCGACGCGCTGGGACGGCGCGGCGGCTCAGATCTTCCTCGACGATTGCAAATGGCCATCGAGCGAAGCTGAAACGCTCAGCGCGCAATCGCTCGTCGATTTCGTCTTCGGCTATGTGGCGGCGCCGACCCTTCCTTCCGGCATGCGGCTCGCCGCGCTCGCGCTGTTCAACCGCGCGCTTTCCGATAGCGAAATCAGGCAGGCCTATGCTGCGCTGATCCGCAAGGCGCCGCAGGTTGCGCCCGTCGCTGCCGACCGCGTCTATGCCGCCGCCGGCGACAGCATCACCAACGGCTTCACTTACTGCTACCCGTATTTGTTCGGCCCGAACGCGAATCCAACGGTCTACGGCGCCAATATCGGCGTGTCCGGCTGGGGCCTCGCCGACATCATCGCCGACGCGCCGGTCACAGTCGACCCGATCGTTCCTCCCGGCCATCGCGCCGGCCGCAAGTTCATCCTGTCGCTGCTGATCGGCCGCAATGACCTGCACTTCTACAGCGGCGGCGCGGCGCAGTACGCGGCCGACCTCGGCACTTACTTCGCGGCGCGCAAAGCGGCGGGCTGGACGCATTGCGTGCTCTGCACGGTCTTGCCGGCGACGGCGTCGGGTTTCAACACGGTGCGCAACGCCTTCAATGCCATCGTAACGGCCAATGGCTGGGCGGCGGCGAACCACGTCGACGAGATTTGCAATTTCGCCGCCGACGCGACCATGGGCCCCGATGCGGCCGCGTCGAACACGACCTATTACGCTGACGGCACGCATCCGACGAATGCAGGCCAGGTGATCCTCGAATCGATCATCCGGCCGATCCTCAACGGGCTTTGATCATGCCGAGGATCGTCACTCGCGAAGCACTCGATCTGAAGTTGCGGGCCTTCGGAGTCGGCGATCGGGTTCGCGAGCGCATTCTTCGCCTCAATCCTTCCGTTGACGAAGGCACGCGGCTGCGCGGCTGCTTTAACCGATACCGAAAAACCAACCGGCTGATCGCCGGCGAGATGACGCGCGGCGAATTCATCAAAGCCCATGGCGCCGAAGCATGGGCGCACCTGCCGGCATCCGCATTCGTCAAGGATGGAAAGCGGCGCATCGTCCGCGCGGGTTGGGACACGGCATCTGATATCGCGGGACGATTCACATGAAACTTGCGCTCGTTGAGGTTGATCTCGCGTTTCTCGCAGAGATTCTTCCCGTGCTCGGCGATGCCGGCCTCGCGGTCACCGGCGTCATGTCGCTACGGGACAATTATGTCGCCGTCAGTTTCGAAACGCCTGCAGATATTCTGCCGGTCGATTGTGAGAATGATCGCCGCCTCGTCGTCATGACGTTCACGCGTGAGCAATACGGTTCCCAACGTATGACGCGCGTTGAATCGATCAGGCTTGCTTCAGCCGACACAATGAAAGGCTTCAAGTCGCGCTGCTGGCTGCTCGGCGCCGGCTTTCCCTGAGTTTCAATGTGGGGTGGAGCAGTCCGGTAGCTCGCCAGGCTCATAACCTGGAGGTCGCCAGTTCAAATCTGGCCCCCGCAACCATTTCAGCGCTCACAATCTAAAAGGATCGTCTCATGCAGACCGGGATACTTAGTCAAGACAACGGCGCGATCTCGGCTGAGGATTGGGCGCAGACCTCCGCTGCCATGCTCCTCATGGCAATAAAAGTCGATCCGGCGTCGCCACGCAGGACGCAGATCGAAATGGCGAAGAATCGCGTTCAGGCACCGCTTGCGGCCATTTTTTTCAAACATCATGAAGCAGTGCAACGCTTCGAGCGGGAGAAACTCGCTGCCGGCGACCACACTCGGCTGCTGCTCGACTTGGACATCGCCGAGCACACCGATGTAGACCAATGCGTGGGCGATGTACTCGCCATCGTCGAGCCGCTGTTGTCCAACCCGCAGTTGTTCAGGGCTGGCGAAGTAACCTCTGATCACGATCATATCATCGCGCATATCTCCGAAGTCGTTCGCCAGCGGTCGGAGATGGACCTTCGCACCACGCTCTGGATCGAGCGCTCCTGGCACGCCGATCGGCATCCTGATCACGAACATTCGAAGGCCTTTCGCGCCGCCTCTGCCGCGCCTGACGCCGCCTGAGCTTCGCGCCGCCATATCGACTGCCTGCCGTAGGAGGCTGAAATTTCCATCACAACCGCCGTAGCCTATAGCGCCAAGGCCGAATGGCCGATGGGGGCGCATTCTTTTCTTGCGACTCAATCGAACGTTTCGTGTTCCGGTACGAGCACCCAAAAAACACTGACGGGACTTGCCTCGACCGCCGGCCTTGTCAAAGGCATGGCAGCGAGCGGCACCAATGTCGCCTCGGGTGCGCAGATCAAAACAATCGATTCCGCCACGCAGGTGACGCTGACCGATGCACATACGGGTTCGGTCACTTCGGTCACTTTCACCGCCGACGCCTTCAAATTCGCGCTGATCAAGGACTCGCCGGCCAATTCCTATTCCGGCACGCTGACCAATTACGGTTCCGGCAGCGGCACGCCGACCACCAGCAATCTGGGCACCGACGAGGCTTCCGGCACCGGCTATTCGGCCGGCGGATTCGCGCTTACCAATATTTCGCCGCAGGTTGGCACGACCAAGGCCTATTGGTCATTCTCGGTCAATCCAAGCTGGACCTCGGCGACCATTTCGACCGATGGCGGCATCGTCTACAATACCAGCGTTCGACTCGGTGCGGCGGCCACGCCGCTGGGCGGTCGAGTGATCTCGGTCCACGATTTTGGCGGCGCCCAGACGGTCTCAGCCGGCACGCTCACCGTCTTGCTGCCGACCAACGCGGAAAGCACCGCGCTGCTGTCGATCAGCTAGCCGCGCCGCAAGTCATGGCGATCGGCGCGCTCACTGGGGTTGTAGACCCCACCGCCAACATCCAAAATTCCGGCGCGAACTCGCCGGGTACGGCATCAGACGCGCCGGCCGGCTCGCTCATCATCTGCGTGCTGCTGCCGAATGACCCGAATTCTAGCATTACGGCGTTTTCTGACAGCGTCGGCAACACTTACACGATCGTCCAGCCTGCGGCGACATCGGGCATCTACAGCGTCGCGGTCGCCTATTGCCAGAACACCGCGCACGATCTGCCGAGCGGCGGCACGTTCAGCGCTACGCTTTCGGGCGGCGGCCAATGGCAAATCGGCGCCTACTTTATTTCAGGCTGCAACGGCGGCGTGTCGACGCCAGTTACGGTCAATCATTCGGCCGCCACGTCGAGCTCCCAATCGACCGGCACGCTCGCGAGCGCGAACGCGCTTGTGCTCAGCGTTTTCGGTGCTGCCAACTCGTCGACGATCACGTCGCCGTCCGGTTGGATCAATCAATCCAAAAGCTCATTCACTTCGATCGATTCCAAGATCGTCAGCTCGACCGCGAGCGTAACGGCCGCCTATAGCTGGACGGCGTCCGGTAGCTATTCACAGGTGACGATCGCTTTTTATGCGACGTCGGGCGTTTCCATCTCGCCTCCGGCGGTTTCCTGCACCGCCTCGGCTGCAGGGCTCGCGGGCTCGGTTTCGCCCGCATCTTCGCCAGCTGCCGCGACCGCTTCGGCCGGCAGCCTCGCTCCGTCTATCGCATCAACACCGGCATCAGCCGGCGCGACGGGCGTGGCGCGGTCGCTGTTGATCGAGGAATCGTTTACCGTGCTGGCGGCCGCCGCGAGCGCCTTGGCCCGGGCACTCAGCGTCGCGCAATCGGCCTCCGTTTCGGTCTCGCAGGCTGCGGCGACGGCTGCGGCGGCTGGCGTGACGCCCGCTTCACAACCGCTCAGCGCTGCCGCCAGCGCCAGCGCCGCGGCCGCGGGGCTCGCGGCACGCATCGACTTCACCCTCAGACAGGCGCTTGCTACCGCTGTAGCTGCCGCAGTTCCTGCTAGTTCCGGCCTTCCGATCGCCGGCGCCGCGGCTTCCGCCGCGAGCCTGGCACTTCACGCGGACCTCCTCGCATTCGGTGCGGCCGCGGCGGCACTCGCCGCCGCTAGTCCCGGCGCCGGCGCGATCGGGCTCGCGCCGGCCAGAGCCGAGGCCGTCGTCGGGCAGGGCGCTCTCAGCCTGGCGATCGAGACCTTCGTCGCGCAGGCCGCGGCGGCGGCTGAATCCGCCAGCATTTCTTTTGCCGGCGAAACCGTCGCGAATCCTTCCCAAGCTGCCTGCGCGGCCGTGGCGCGGTCGCTGGCTGCGTCACTAGACTTCGAGGGGCTCGCGGCGCAGGCGGGAGCGGAAGCGGCTCCCTTGGCCACCACAATTGATGCGCAGGCCCTTCAAGCCGGCGCTGCCGCAACAGCCCGCGGTCCGGCGCTCGATCTTTCGATCGTGGGCCTCCGCGCTACCGCTGCCGCCAGCGCCGGGGCGCTGGCCCCGCTTCTATCTTTCACGACGATGCAGGCCGGCGTCGCGGCTAATGCCAACGGGCCTGCGTCGGCCGTTTCGGAGGCGGCGCCGGCGGCGCGCGCCACGGCTGCCGCCGGCTCGCTCGCCTTCGCGCTGCTGCCGATCGCCCTGCAAGCCGCCGCCGCCGCCAACGCCAACGCGCCGGCGGCGGCCGAGACTTTCGCATCGCCTTCGGCTTCCGCGTCTGCCCAGGCGGCGCCGATCAATGCGAGCGGTCTGCCCAGCCTCTCCGCGCAGGCCTCGGCTTCGGCGCGCGGCTTCAGCATAACGATCGCTTTTGGACTTTCCGGCGCCCATGTCCTTGCCCGCGCCGCCACGCTCGTCATCGAGAGGCGACAGATCGGCCCGGTCGAGACCCGCTACTATCGGACCGTCAACCGTGCCGCTTACGTGAGACCGGCCGCGACGGCGCGTTATGCCGAGGTCGCCAGTGCCTTTTACGCGGAGGCGAGCTGATGCCGGCAGCGAGCAATGATTTCTCGACGCTCGGCACCAGCGAGAGCCCGTTCCGCTCGATCGATTTCGCCGACGGCCTCGCCGCCGGCGAGACGATCCAATCCGCCGCCTGCACGATCAGCGTTCTCGAAGGCACCGATGCCGATGCCGCCGATCGGGTGATTAGCGGGCCGTCCATTTCAGGCAGCATCATCACCGTACAGCTCGGCACCATGCTCGACGCCGTCACTTATCGCGTGCTGATCACAGTCACCACCAGCCTCGGCCAGGTGCTGTCGGCTTTTTGCCAGCAGCCTTGCGCAGCGCCGTAAGGACCGGCCTTCATGGATGCTAATTCGGTCGACGCCATCTATCGGCGCGCCTTGGCCTCGCGGTCCGGGCCCGGGGCCATGGTGACCTTGATCCGCGCGTTCGGCGAGGGGGCGGGCCGTTACAGCGTGCATGCCTTTGTGCGCGGCTATACGCCCGCCGATGTCGTCGGCGCCGTGCAGCAGGGCCGTCGCAAGGCCATCGTGCTGGGTTCGGACGTCGTGAAGTGCGGCTTCCCTTTGCCGTTCAAGCCGAAGCAGGATCGGCTCGAATGGGGCGAGCATACCGATGTGATCTTCGCTGTCGATGACGCGACGGGACAGATTCAGGGCGTGACGATTGCCTACGAATTGGAACTGCAAGGCAGCTGATGGCGCTGCGCACCCGCATGCAGCCGCTGGCGAAGAACTTTCTCGTTGCGCCTGGCGGCGCGCTTTCACGCGAGGCCGGTGCGCAAGTCGTCGCCGATATCGCCCGCACCGAGATTGAAGCTGCGCTCGCACAGGATGCCGAGTTGCTCGGCCATGCCCCGGCCTACGAGACCTTCGTTAACGGCTCCGTGTCGGCCCGGCTCGATACGGTGCGGCCGGGCCAGGCGATCGTCGCGCTGTTCGAGATCGACGCGGATGTCGTGCAATTCGTCTGGGATTTGATCAAGGCGAGCGCGCCGGTCCTTTCGGGGCGGTTCCGCGATTCGCAACGCCTTTATGCCGATGGCGTCGAAGTCGCGGCGCCAAGCGACTGTGCCGGCGCCAAAGAAGTCGTGATTCTCTCCATCGTGCCCTATGCCCGCAAGATCGAGGGCCATCCCGGCCGACCGCCGCAATCGAAACAGGCGCCGAACGGCGTCTACCAGGCCGCCGCCGCGCTGGCCGCCGCCCGCTATGGCAATATTGCCAAAATCTCTTTCAGTTTTCGCAATCCGGTCGGCGGGGCGACGATGCTCGAAGCCTGGGCGCTGCCCCACGCGGCCCGGGTCAGCGAGCGACGTCGCCTGAAGCAATATCAGCGAGACACGCGGCAGCCCGCCGTGATCATGAACTTCGGGTGACAGCATGGCGTCGAAAGCGGTGATGGACGCGGTCGCCGCCGAGCTCGCAAGTGCATGGGGAGCGATCGCGGCATCGATCCGGATCATCCCGCCGAACGACGTAGCGGCGGTGCCGGCCGACGGGTCGGCCTTTCTCGCCTACGAATTCCCGCTCGCGAGCGAAGATCAGATCACCATCGGCGCGCCCGGCGACAATGTGTTCCGGGAGACCGGCGCGTTTCGCATCGTGCTTTGCGCGCCTATCGGCAGCGGCGTCGATCCCTGGGCCGGTTACGTCGATGCGCTTCGCGCTGCCTTCCGGGCTCGGCAGTTTTCCGGCGTCAATTGCTGGGCGCCGTCGCCGCCTGCCATCGACAATCAATCGGACCGTGGCGCCTATTTCGAGTTCTCCTTCGCTATTCCCTATTACTTCGACCTCGCCGGCTGACGGAGCCCTGCCATGACGATCGACATCAACAGCACCAATCGCGTCGCGCACGGCAAGGTCCGCGAGTCGACGTTCGGCGTCATTCCGACGAGCCCCGCGATCAAAGCTATCCGGGTCACTTCGTCCAGCTTGAGCGCCAAGCCGACGACGATCGTCTCCGACGAAATTCGCTCCGATCGCCAGGTAACCGATCTCAATCTCGTCGGCACGCAAGCCGATGGGGATGTCGGCGCGGAACTGTCCTTTCTGGCGCAGGACGATGACTTCGAGGAGGTGCTGCAGAGCGCCTGGGTCAGCAATCCGAACATCGTCAATATCGCCGCCGACACGCAGATCAGCGCGCTGACAGCGACGACGGCCACGGTGGCGGCGGGCGGCGCCGCCTTTCTCGCCGGCATGATCGCGCTTTTGTCTGGATTTACGACCGCCGGCAACAACAAGGCCGCTGTCGTTGCCTCGAGCACCGCGACGACCGTCGTTTTTCCATCCTCGACGTTCACCGAGGAAGCCGGCGCGATCCCGGTCGGCGCGTCGCTCCGCGCGGTTGGCGTGCAAGGCGCCGCCAGCGATATTGTGGCGACCGCCGGCCCGAACGGTCTCAGCTCGACGCTGCTCGATTTCACCACCCTCGGCCTCGTCGCCGGCCAATGGATAAAAGTCGGGGGCGCCGCGGCCGGCGCAAAGTTCGCGACCGCCGCCAACAACGATTGGTGCCGCATTCTGTCGATCGCCGCGGATGCGATGCTCTTCGACCGCGTGCCGGCATCCTGGGGCGCCGACGTTGGTACCGGCAAGACGATCTCGATCTTCTTCGGCGATTATCTGCGCAACGGATCGACGCTCCTTTCGTCGACCTTCGAGCGGCAATATCTCGATCAGAGTCCGGTCTCCTACGAATATCTGACCGGCATGTGCCTCGACAAAGTGGCGCTCACCGTCTCGTCGCAAAAAATCATGACGATGGTGAAATCCTATATCGGCGAGACCGGCACGATTTCAACTTCACGCGCCTCCGGCGCCAGCGATGTTGCAGCGCCGGTCAATCAGATCCTCAACGCATCGGCCAATGTCGGCCGCCTCGGCGTCAACGGCGCGACTGTGACGGGGCCGAATTATGTGATGGAGGCGACGATCGACATCGCCAACAATCTGCGACCCCTCAATGCCGTCGGCAATCTCGGCGCCATCGGCATGGGCAACGGCGAGTTCACGTTGACCGGCTCGCTCAATACCTATTTCGGCGATCTGACCTATTACAATCTTCTGCTCGCCAACAGCGCCAGTTCCTTCGACTTCCGCGTTGGCCGCGCCGATGGCAACAAAGAGGCCTATTTGTTCGACATGCCGCGCATGAAATTCTCCTCTGGCGCACCGACCGTGCCAGGCAAGAACCAGAACGTCATGCTGCCGCTCGCTTTCCAGGCCCTGCGCGATCCGACGCTAGGCTACACCATCCACATGCAGAGGCATTGGTATCTGGAATAACAGTTCCCACCCTTTCGGCCATCCACTCGCTTAATACAATTCCTTTGTTGAAGGTGATCCTTTGAATCTCTCGAGCATCAAGATCGATTCCACTCGCATCGACGGCGGCGAATGGGTTGAGGAAATCCCGGGCCTCGGCGATCTGCGGCTGAAGGTGCGCGGTGCGCAATGCGCCGCTGCCAAAGAGCTACGCGCTAAGATGATGCGGGCGTTGCCGCGCAGCGACGTGCGCCGCGACGGTTCGCTGCCGGTCGCGGTGGCGGAGCGCATTCAAAACGAGGTCCTGGCCGGCGCCATATTGCTCGACTGGGATAATCTCGCGATCGACGACAGCGCCGAGAAAGCCCCCTTTAGCCCGGACCTGGCGCGAAAACTGCTCGCCGACCCCGATTACGATCTTTTCCGCGCCGGCGTTGCCTATGCCGCCGAAATCGTTCAGGCCGGCCGCGCTGAGCACGAAGAGGATCTGCTGGGAAACTCCAAAGCGCCCTAGGCTGGCAGCTCGAATGGGCGGAGCATGCCGATCATCTCGCCGATGCCTTCGAGGCTGACGGACGGCCGCTGCCGGACCATTTGCTGCGACCGCTGCTGCGGCCGGAGGCGGTCGCGCTGTTCGAAGCCTGGTCGGAACTTTCTTCCGATCGGTCGATGGGCCTGACGATCGGGCCCATTCCTTTCGCCTCGATCGACCGTTACGCGGCGCGCTACGGCTTCGACGCGCCGGACGATTTCGATCTGCTCCGCCGCGCCGTGCGCGCCATGGATGCGGTCTATTTCGAATATCGGGCGCAGCAGACGGCAGCACGGAAATAGACGGAGGGGACGATGGTTTCGCTCGATCTCATCCGCAAAGTCACCGTGCAATATCAGTCGACCGGCGCCGAAAAGGCCGCCGCCGATTACGACAAGCTTACCTCAGCACAGGACAAGGCGGCCGCATCAGCGACACGCGTCGAGGCGACGACCGAAAAGCTGTCGCGCACGCAATTGAGCGTGTCGGGCGCGACCGAACGTTATGTGCGGGCGATGGACCCTGCCGCCCGCGCGCAGGCGCAGGTTGAGCGCGGCGAGAGGCTGATGGCGGCGGCCCGCGCCCAGGGCTTGCCGATTACCGCCGCCATGAATAACGCGCTCGAACTCGCGCGCAAGCGGCACGAAGAATATTCGAAAGCAGCCGAGGCGAACACGCGCGCCATCGGCCTCAATCGCATGCAGATGATGGAATTCGGCCATGTGGCGCGAAGCGTCGCCGATTCCGTCGCGGCGGGCGCCAATCCATTGCGCGTGCTGAGCCAGGAAGGCGGCCGCGTCGCGCAAATTTTCACCGAAGGCCAGGGCGGCGTTGGCGGCACCTTCAAGGCGCTGACCAGCCAGGTCGGCCGGCTCGCCTTTTCCTGGGTCGGCCTCGGCCTCGCGGCGGCTGGCGCGAGCGCCATCGGCGCCGGCGCGGCTCTTTCCTGGGCCAGCGCGCAAAGCCGGCTGGCGGCCTCGCTGAACGGCGTCGGGCGCGCATCAGGGCTTAATCTCGCTGGGCTCAATAGCGCCGCTCGCGCGGCTGCGACGGCCGGCGGCCTTTCGACGCCTGAAGCCCGCACTCTGATGGCGGGTTTTGCCGGTACGGGGACGATCTCCGGGTCGTTGGGGCAAAGCCTTGCCGGTTCAAGCCGACGCTTCGGCGACATAACCGGCCAGTCGACGGCCGATGCCGGTGCCATGCTCGCGAAGCTCTTTGCCGATCCGAGCGCCGGCGCCAAGGGATTGTCTAAAATATTCGGCGATCTCGACGCGCGGACGCTCGAGCTGATTCAATCGGAGCAGGCTAGGGGCGAAATCGTCGCCGCGCAGAAGACCTTACTCGACTCCTTTTCAGCGAGTCTGAAGGCGGCGACCGATAACACCTGGAAGTTGCAGGACTGGGCGCAGAACGCCAAAAACGCCGGCGCCAATTTCCTCGATCGGATCGGCGCCGGCATCGCCGAATTGGTCGCGAAGCCGCCGCTGGCCGTGCAACAGACCGATATTCAAGCCCAGATCGGCGTTCTGAGCCGGGAGCGAGGGCAGGAGGGCAATGTCGCGCGGCTGCGCGCGCAATATGAGACGAACCAGCAGATCCTCGATAAGGAGGCGCAGCGGGCGCAGGCGGACGCTCGCCAGCAAGCTGCGACGCGGCTCGGCAATCAGGCGGCTGATGCGGTACGAGCGGCATTGCCGGATTTCGTCCGTGCCAATAGTCTTGCCGACCGCATCGGCCTGTTGCGCAACGCCGCCGGCAATAGCGATGCCATGCACGGGCTCGAAGGTTTTGATGTCAACGGCGCGCTGTCGCGCAGCCTCATGCAGCAGCGTAATCTCGATCCCGGCCGTCGTGCCGCGCAGGACGATCTGCTTTCCATTCAAAATAGCCAGGCTCGCACGCTGGCGGAGAAAATTGCCGTCGATGCCGAAAAGGCGCGGCTTCAAGTGCTGCGCGATACGGGCGATGCGTTGCAGGCGGCCGCCGCGGCGGAATCGGCTCGCAACGAACAGATCGCCGCCGCCAACCGTCAGGCCCAGGATGTGGTGAAACAATCGGGCCGCGATTTGCAAATGGCCGGAATGTCGCCCTATCAGCGGGGACGGCAAGAGATTGAGAATCGTTTTGCCGATTTGCGCGAGCAGTTGACGGCTTCGCCGACTCAACTCGCCAATGCGATGAGGCCGCAATTCTCCACCGATATCGACCGGCTCGGCGATGCGGCGACGCGGGCCGCCGATGCGCTCGACCGCATCGCTAATGACAATTCGCCCTATGGATCGGTTCGGGCTCCCGGTTCTATCAGCGGCGGCGCGTCGGGGCCTTGGGGCTCCGTTCGCGCGCCGGGCTCGATCAGCGGAAATAATCCCGGCAACCTCGAAGTTTCAAGCTTCAGCGCGGGCCAGCCTGGCTTCATCGGCGGCGGCCGTTTCGCCAGTTTTGCGACACCGGCCGACGGCTACCGCGCCGCCAACAATCTGCTGACCTCCTATGTTCACCGTGGCTACCGGACGCCGGCTGCAATTATCAACCGCTGGGCCCCGCGCAGCGACGGCAATGATCCGGCGGCCTACGGCGCCTCGATCGCCAAGATCGCCGGCCTCGATCCGAATGCGACGCTTGGCTTCGACGCACAGTCGCGCTCTCGCCTGCTCTTTGCCATGACGAAGGTCGAACACGGCTCGTCGCCTTATGGCGAGAGCGCCATCGCCGGCATGTTGCAAGGCAAGGCGCCGGTCGGCCTCACCACCGCAGGAGCGGTCGCCACGGCGCACAGCCAATCGGTCGCTGCCTATAATATCGAATCAATTCAACAGCCTTTCAAGCAATCCAATCAAGCGCTCAAGGATCAGAATCTGCTGCTCGACGTGCAACAGAAGGCCTTCGGCAAATCGAAAGCTGAACTCGAAGGCCTGCTCGCGGCGCAAAAGCTTTATAATGACTTCACCGACGCCGGTGTGACGGTGACGGCGGCCATGAACGAGCAGATCCAGGCTTACGGTGCCGGCGTCACGACGCTGAATCGGCGCCAGGAGCAAATGCAGAGGCAACAGGACGCCATGGGCGCGGTGCGCGATGTTGGATCTAGCTTTATCGACTCAGTCGCCCAAGGCCTCGCCACGAGGCACCGCAACGTCCACCAGACGATCTTCGGCAGCGCCATGCATAGCGTCGGCACGAGCCTTCTCTCCTCCGGCGAGCGCGCTCTGACGGGCGCCTTGTTTGGCGGTGGTCGCGACGGCGGCAACGGCGTTCTAGGCAGCCTCTTCGCATCATTGTTCGGCGGCGTTGGCGGCGGCGGCGCGCCGATGCAGCTCCACTTCGCCGGCGGCGGTGTGATGACGTCGCGCGGTCCGCTCGCCTTGCGGCGCTATGCTGGCGGCGGGGTCGCCGATAGCCCTCAACTCGCCATGTTCGGCGAGGGTTCCGGGCCGGAAGCCTATGTGCCGCTGCCCGACGGGCGTTCGATTCCGGTCAATATGCGTGGCCGTTCGGGGCCGGCTCAGCCCGGTCATACCTTCAATAGTTCGACAACGATCGTCATGAATGGCGGCGACGATCCGAAACGCCAAGCCTCGCAGCTGCAGGCCGAGCTCGATCGGCGCGACGCAAAGCTCATGCAGAACGTGCAGCGGAATGTCGGGTCGATGCAATCAACCTGGAATCGCCGCTATGGCAAGGCCGCCGGCTGAACATGAACATCGGGCCACCCGGCATCGAGTTCAGCCTCGAACTTTGTCCACCCGGTCGCATGACCATGCCGCGCATCATCGGCGCCGGCATCGAAGGCGGCCGCTCGCTGTCGGGCATCAGCCAAGCAATTGATGCGACGGGCGGCGGCTTTGTCGCGGTCGATTACAAGATGATCCAGCTCGGAAACGTCAATCAGGACCGGCTGCGCTATTTTAATCGCCTCGGATTCCTGAATGGTGGCGTTCGCTCGATCGTTGTGCCGCTGCTGGTCGACGCCGTGTCGCCCCTCGCGTTGGGCGCGTCACTTTTCATGGCCTCGAAATTCTCGGATACATCGCACTTTTCCGACGGGTCGTCATTCAGCCAATCCGCGATCGCGGCCGTCACGGTCGGCGCCTTCGCGCTTAACGCGTCGACGATCGTGATCAAGATCTTGCAAGGCTCACCCCTGCAGGGCGGCGAATGGTTCGGATTATTCCACCCGACCAAGTCGAACCGCGCCTATTTGATCACCGATGTCGATTCGAAGGCGACGAACGAGGATGGTTCCGCAACCTATTCAGTGGCGATCCGACCTCCTCTGCGCGGGCCGATCGGCGACGGAAGTGAAGTCGATTTCCTTCGTCCGCGTTGCGTCATGCGGCTGGCTCCGGGAACGACGCTCTCGGTCGATGTCGAAAAATATTGGTACGGGACGCCCGACATCAGTTTCGTCGAGAGCTTTCCGTAGATGGCCTATATCGACGATGCGACGATCGTCGCCTTGCGCGGCAACGTCAACCTGGCGATCTTCTTTCGCGTCGGCGCCGATCCCGTCCTGCATCTCTGTCTCGGCGTCAATGACATTCCTGCCGGCATCCCGGTGCTCGATCCAGACGGCACGGTTTATACGGGCGCGGGCCAGCTTCTCAGCATTCCTGATCTCGAAAGCTTGATCAACGGCATCGCCGACAAGGTATCATTCTCGGTTAGCGGCGTAGCGCAGGCGTTCAGCGAATTCTTTATCGAAAATGCGCCGCCGGTGCTTGGCGCGCTCTGCACCGTCGGCCTCGCAGTGCTCGATGAGCGCTACCAGATCGTCGGATCGATCGTGAGCCTGTGGGAGGGGATGGCGGATTACTGGGCAATGGAACAGCAGCCTCAGTCCGACGTCACCAAGCCCCTAATGCGCACGATCGCGCTGGTCTGCTCGAGCGGCTATTCGGCGCGCGGTTTCGCGCGGCTCGAAACCTACACGTCGCAGGCGCAGAAGCTGAAATATCCGACCGATGATTTCTGCAATAATGTTCCGCGCTATTATCAAGGTCAGGTCGTGAGTTGGCCGAGGTATACGTGAGAGACCCAGACGCACTTGATAAGGCCGCAGTCGTCGAATGGATCAACTTAGGAGATGCGCATGAACCGCGTTCGCCTTGCGTCTTTGGTATTTGCGATCGGGTCTGCGGCGGTCATCATTCTCGTCTGCGCGTCCGTGTGGGTTGCTGAACATCCTCTAGTCGCCCAAGGTAACATAGTCACAACGGGCTGCCGGGGATGCGCAACGGCCCCTCCCGGGACGTTTGTGACCAAGGATGGGGGAACGATCGACCTCACAAATGCGGTCATCAATAGCAGCGCGCGCGCCGCACCTTGATCGGCCTTCTCTGCTTCCTTGTCGGCGCGGCAATCGCTGCATTCGTCCGCTGGCGGCAGTGGCGCCGAGGCGCCTGTACCGAACGACGCCTCTATTGCAATCCGATAGATTGGGAGGAATTCGAGGCCCATCGCAAAGAAACCCGCAATGATCACTCCTGCGTGACGGTCGGACCAGGATTACGCCGACTTTGAGTCTTTGAGGTATCGGCAGAACTCAGCACGCGCCATCGCTTCTACCGCTTCGTACTGATCCCCTGTCATGTTCCCATCCGGGTAGAGGCGATCGAGTTCTTCGACTTGTTCCTCCGTCAGGATGCCGCCGTAGGTAGCCTGGTAGCCGTGGACCGTCGTCCCGTCGGGCAACGTATTCGTGATGATTGTCGCGCCATGCCGCGTCATGTGGTCCCTTTCACATTCAGGCCGGAAGAAGTGATGCTGTCGCTGGAAGACTATCTCACCGTAGCCATCCATCGTCCATGGGCCTGGGGTGCCGTGGATTGCTGTTTCTGGGCGGGCGACTGGATCATGGCGGCAACCGGCCGCGACCCGCTAGCGCCCTACCGCGGCACGTATGACAGCGCGCTCGGCGCTGCCCGGCTGATCAAGGGCCGCGGCGGTCTCGTCGAAATGGTCGGCGCTGAAATGCAGAATCTTGGTTTCGAGCCCACGGTCGATTGTTCGGACGGCGACATCGCAGCCATCGCCTATCCCGCCGGCGACGAGCGTCATCGCGCCGCCGATGTGTCGGTAGTCATTCGACGCGGTCCTTGGTGGCTCGCGCGCGCCTTGAACGGCTGCATCGGACTAGAGGCAACGCCATTGCAGTGCTGGAAGATTTTATGAGCCTGCACGAATGGCTGGGCGATCCGATTTTCACACCGCTGTTCACGGCGGCTATCGCGGCGGCAGGCGGAACGGCGTCGGTGGCCATCGGCGGCATTACCATCAATATTGCAGCGGTTTTGAGCGCAGTTACCGTGACCGCCATCGGCATCGGCCTGGTGCTCTTGTTCTCGCCACGACCGAAGCCCGAGTCAGGCGCCATCCCCGTCCAGCAGACCACGCCCTACCGCATTTTCGCTTACGGCGTCGTGCGCATGTCCGGCGCCGTCATGCTGAAGGAGAACGCCAACGGGCCGCTGAATTACGTGGCGGCGCTTTGCGCCCACCGTATCTCGCGGTTCAACCAGCTCTATATGAACGACGATCTCGTCACCATTGCCTTCGATAGTTTCAACCGGCAGTTCGCCGGGAACATCGGTGCGGGCTTCGACGGCCGCTACGCCGGCGATGTCGGCATTCAATGCCGCCTGGGGCGGACGCCGGAGGTGCCCTACAGCCTCACCTCGAACCTGTGGGGAACGAGCTATCGCGGCGACGGCATATCTTCGATCGCCATGGTCTGCACGCAGCCGACACAGGCGAATTTTACCAAAATATTCCCCTTTTCTGGGCCCGCTCCGAGCGTGGTCATTCGCAGCGCGCGGCTATTCGATCCGCGGCCGCCCGAACAGCATGTCGACGATCCGGAGTCCTGGGCATTCAGCCAGAACGTCGCGCTGGCGATCCTGCATCATCAATGTTTCTCGGATTTCGGGGCAGGGCGGAATTACCAGACGGCCGTCCTGCCGGTGCTCGATTACTGGATCCAGGCGGCGAACGATTGTGACGACTTCATGCCGGTTCGGGGCGGCGGTTCGGAGCGACGTTACGAACTCGGTTTCTTCGGCACGACCGAGCAGGACCAGAAGACCACCCTGCAAACGATGTTGAACGCCTGCGACGGGCATTTCGTCGAGCGCGGCGACGGCACCATCATCCTGCGGGTCGGAAAGTATGTCGAGCCAACCGTCGTCATCAGCGATGCCGATATCATCGGGTTTCAGATTCAATCGGCGATAGCCTCCGAAGACGCGATCAACCAGGCCTCGGCGAAATATTCATCGCCGGACGCTGGATTTGTCACCGTCGAAACGGACCCCGTGATCAACTTCGCCGACCAGGCCGCGCGTCCGGGCGCGCCGCATGTCGCGCAATTCGATCTCGGCGCCGTGCAATCGACAGGGCAAGCTTCACGGCTCCTCAATCGTGAGATGATACGGCAGGCGGAACAGATCCGGGGCAAGCTGTGGCTGCGGCTCTCAGGGCTGAATTGCGCCTATGAGCGCTTCGTGAAAATCAACTCGAACACGGTTCCCTATCTGGCGGACACGGCGGTCGAAATCCGCAGGGCCGTCATCAGCCTGCAAAGCGGCACCGTCGAAATCGATTTCCTCGGCACCGGGCCTTCGATCGACACGTTCGACCCGGGCGTCGACGGCAGCACACCGCCCTATGTGCCGCGCCGCTCCGTCGAGCTCGGGTTGCCGACGCCGGGCAGGGTCAGGGTTATCCCGAGTCTAGACTCCAACGGTGGTGTGTTTTTCGGCGTGTCGTGGGACGATATGCCGTCCGATCTTGGCTACTCGAGCTATACTTGGACGATGCAATGGCGCGTCCCCGATGTCGGCGGCGGCGTTCCGGGCTCATGGGGCTCGGCCACTTTCATCTCGCCAACTTCCGTCAATCAGCGCTTCATCGAGGCTATTCCGCCCAATGAGGTCGACGCCGGGTTCGATTACGAAGTTCAGGTTTTTTCCGTCGCCAGCGGGGACTCCCTTTCGACGTCGAACATCTTTCAAAAAGTCGGCACCAAGCCCGAGGCTTGCGCGCCGGCCCGTCCGACAGGGCTTGCCTGCGCCGTGCTCGCCCCCGGCCTTGTGCAGGCGACAGGCAACCAGTCCACATCGCCAAATGCGGCCTTCGTCCGATTGTTTCGCAGCGCGGCCGGTGATTCCTTCGATATGGCCGTGCCATGCGGACCGATGTTCCGCGTCGCGGTCGGAAGCTTTTTCACGACGAATGACAACCCGCCGGGCGGCCACTTTTCCTATTGGCTCGCGAGTTATGCGGAGAACGGCGTTGGATCGGATTCGCTCGCGCCGGTCGATGTCTTTGCGCCCGACCCGTCCTATCCGGCGCCGACCGGCCTGACCGCGGCGGGATCGACCGACGGTTCGGGGGGCTCGCCGCTCACCGTGGTCGCACCGAACGCGACCGACATTTATGTCGTGCAGTTCTACGTGGTCGCGTCGGGCGGAGGATTTGCCGCCGCGGTTCCTGTCGGCCCGCAGCTTGGCGCGTTGCCAGGCGAGACGATCGGCTATGCCGACACCCAGGCGCTGGGCGACTGGGATTATTACGCGACGGCGTTCAGCCGAACGCTCGCCGAATCGGCACCTGAGGGGCCTGTCTCGGTGACTCTCTCCTAACGAATTCGACACGCATCGCGGGCGCGCCAGGCGCGTCACGCGGCTATGCGTCGAACAGCAGCGTCGGATGACGCCGCATCCCACAGATGGAAATCAACATGAAATTCATGCGCTCGGCTTTTGCCGCGGCGGCGCTTCTCTTTGCGTCCGCCACAGGTCACGCACAAAGCTTCCTGCCGACCACGATCACCAGCGACGCGAATACGATCTTTCGCGATTACAACACCGACGGTGTTCCCTCGAGCGGCGCCTACAATCCGCAAAAGTCGCAGATCCGTTCTCTTTTCGGAGCGATTGGGTCGATCATCATTTCGAGCGACAAGACGCTTGCGGTACCGGCCGACTACGCGACGGTGCAGGACGCTCTTGCGGCGGTGCAGAATTCAATCATCGATAGCGGCGTCACGGTGACGATCGCGGTCACCGGCCGCCAGACCTACACGACGCCGATCCAGGTTCGCCACCCCTATGGCGATCGCATCTGCATCACCGGAACCCCCACCACCACGCAGGCGATCAGCGCTTTTGCCAGCGCCACAGGATCGGCAGGCGGCTGGAGCGTCAAGATTACCGTGCCGAGCACGAGCGGCATCGCGGTCGGCGATCTCGTCGGAGTGGAAGGCGCATCAGGCGTCACCTACGCGGATCTGCAAGACGGCATCTGGAACGTCTCGGCGATCAATAGTTCAACCCAACTGACGGAGACAAATACCACCTGGTATTCGACCGCGCCGCCGGCAGGCGCGGTCGGCACGCTTCGAACCTATCCGACCCAACTAAAATTCACGGCGTCAACGGGCGTCGAGGCCGATCACCTCGGCTGTCTTGAAGAGATAGCGCTACACGGCAGCCTCACCGGCACGGCTTTCGGCCTCTTCGTCAAAGATCCGGACGATGCAATCCAGCAGGGCACGGTGCTCGCCGGGCCGCACCTCGGCGTCGCGGGTTTCACGGTCGATGGGGTGCGGGCCAATTATGGAGGCGTGATAAGGGCCAGCTACGTTTCCGTTTCCAACAATGGCAACAATGGCTTTCTGACCCGTGATCTGGCCCACATCAATTGCCAAGCAGGTTGCGTTTCGACCGGAAACGGAATCAGCGGCCTCGCACCGGTACAGTCTGGCGGCAATGGGTTCGAGGCGGAACTCGACAGCTCGCAACTTCTCGAAGGGGCTTTGTCCGTCGGCAATTTCGAAGACGGCTATCTGGCGCGAACCAACTCGTCGATCCTCTGCGATAATTCCGCGCCATGTTCGGCTATCGGAAATCTGACCAACAATTACGAAACACAGGTGCTCGGCTTTCTTCAGAACGTCGGCGGGGTCGCGTTCGGAGCCGGCAATGATTCGTGGGTGGCGAATGGCGGGGTGATGCTGGCGATCAGCAGCACGGCGAACCATTCCGGCTCCAACTCCTATGCGGCGACGCTGGGCGGTTATTTGAACGCGCAAACGTCGACCGCGACCAACCAGGTCGACAACGGTTATTCGTCGTCTGGCACCGGAACTTTGATCGATGCAACAGGATCGACCGTCGTCGCGACGGTCGGAGGCACCCCCTATCTCGCGGGCGATACCGGCTACCTGATCAACACCGGCGCCGCCGGCCTTACGACCGCGAGCCCGACGGTGAATACGGGAGCAGTCGCGCCGGCTGGCTACATTCGTCACTAGCCGCCGGCCTGCCACGAACGATCATCATCACCGCGCCTGGAGTTTCTCCGATGCGACTTGCGCCGGCTTCTGTCGTCCTGCTTGGCGTCGCGCCGGCGCTTGCGGGCGGTACGCGTGAGAGCGGAAAAGCCGCATCCCATTAGGCGCACAACAAAAGCGGCTGAACATGATGAATCCGGCGATGATCCTGCGGCTCGCGGCGGTCGCGGCTTTATTTTGCCTTGTCGCGATCGCGCTGGCCGCCAGCGCGCGGCCGGCGCCGGCGTGGCCGCTCGAATTGCATCCTCAGCTCGTCACCGCCTCCTGGTACGGCGGCGCCGGTGAACACCTTGCGCGGCATACCGCCAATGGCGAGCGCTTCCGTCCCGATGGTTTCACCGCGGCGCATCGCACGCTGCCCTTCGGCACGCATTTGCGCGTCATCTGGCGCGGCCGTGCCGTCACCGTGACGATCAATGATCGCGGCCCGGCCCGCGCGACCGGCCGCGGGCTCGATCTTTCGCGCGGCGCGGCCCGGGCGCTCGGCATGATCGGCGTTGGCGTCGCGCGCGTCGTTGTCGTCAGGCTCGATTAGCGCGATTCCGGACCCGCTTCTCATCATCATCGCGCTGGCGATTGCCGGCATCGTCCTGGTCGGCGGCGCGATGTTTCTTCTGAAAGATACGATCGATGTCGATTGACCGCACCTTCTTCTTTCGCACGCTGCGCGAGCCCTTGTTTGGCGGCGTCATCAGCGAGAGCCAGGTTGTTGGCACCGAGGACATTCTCGATGCGTGGGAGAAATGGCGGCTGTCGGACGATCTCCGTTTTCTCGCTTACATTTTGGCGACCGCCTATCACGAGACGGCGAACGCCATGCAGCCGGTGCGCGAAGAGGGCAGGGGAGCCCGCCAGGAATACGGCAAGGTGGTTGGCCTCTGGCATCAGATCTATTACGGCCGCGGCCTTGCGCAGCTCACCTGGCAGCGCAACTATCGCCTCGCGACGCAGCGTCTGCGCGCGCACGCCATCATCGGCGCCGATGTCGATCTCGAGCGTGAGGCCGACCTTGCGTTGCGGCCTGATCTCGCCGTGGCGATCCTGATCTTCGGCATGATCGAAGGATGGTTCACCGGCGTCCGGCTGCGCACCTATTTCTCGGCGACGGAGGCCAATTGGATCGACGCGCGGCGCATCGTCAACGGCACCGATTGCGCCAGCAAGATCGCGGGATATGGCAGGCTTTTCTACGCGGCGCTGGCCCCGCCGGCGCTTTCGGCCGCGGCATGAAAACCGCGCTGGTGCTGCTCACCGTATGGGCCAACAGCGGCGCGATCTCTGAAATGCGCCTGCCGCCTGAGCAATGCGCGGTCATCGCAGCCGCCGATCTCGCCATGCCGGAACGCGACCGACCTTATTCGATCGTCCGCGCGGAGTGCGCTCCGCTGCATCCCGAGCCCGTCGCCCTTCTGACGGCCAAAAACTGAGGTCACCCATGAAGTCTAAATCGTTTCCGGCCTATCTGGCCGCGATAGCGCTTGCCGTCTGCATCGTGTTCGCCGCGCCGCTCTCGGCTATGGCGCAAACGGTCATCGCGCCGGCCGGCGCCACTGAGGCCATTCCTCAACCGAACGGATCGACGGTCTTTCTCTATCCGCTGATCAACGGTCTCGAACCGTACATCGTCATCTTCCTCGGCGGCCTCATCACGGTGATCGGCGGCTTCGCGACCGCATTCCTCAAACAGCACTTCAACATCGTTCTATCGGCCGCGCAGCAAGACAAGCTCATATCGATGGCGAAAACCGAAGCCGGGATATGGGTCGCGAAAGCCGATGGTGCGGCGATGAATGCCTCGATTGATATCGGCTCACCCGGCATCGCCGCAGCGGGGAACAGGATCATCGTTGCCGTTCCGGATATCGCAAGAGACCTCGGCGTCTCTCCTACCTCAGTTCAACAAATGATCGTCGGCGAGATCGGAAAACTTCAGGCCGCGGCGCCGACCGTCGTGCCTGCTGCCAAATAAAACCGGCAGTTCCTCAAACCAGAAAGCAAAACCATATGTCGAAACTCTCTGACGCTATCGCTGCCGCTGGCGATCTTCTCGCGCGTGGCGAAGCCCTTGCCGCCGATATCGCCAAATTCGACGTCGAAGCGATCATCAATGATGCCAAGGCTGCGGGCAAAGCCCTCGAAGCTGATTTGCCGGCACTGAAGGCCGAAGCCGAAAGCGTCATGGCTGGCGTGAACGCGAAACTGAGTGCGGTCGGCCAGGCCCTTCATGCGGTCGGTCTCTCGTCGGCTGGCCCGAACGTCCAGAACTCGATCGAAGGCAATGGCGAGGGCACCGGCAGCGGCGTCGCTTAAACCGCGCGCCAGCCCGGTAGCGGCGGCCCGTAGCAAGCAACTCTCACATAGAGGTCTATCCATGCGTTTCAAAGCTGCGGCCGTCCTGCTGGCCTTTGCACCCGTTCTAGTCGGCGGGTGCGCAAAACAGGTTGCTGACCTGAAGGACAAACTCTCGGCCGCTCTCTCCAGTCCTGACGCAAAGACGGCCGAGAACTTCGTCATTACCGATGGCGGCGTGCTGGCCTGCTCTTATGCTGTCTCGCATCCGCCGGTTAACCCCGGTCCGATCACGGCGACAACCTATCGCGCGTTTGTCGACGGCTGTGATACACCGCCGACCGATCTCGCCAGCGCGAACGCGTTCCTGACCAATCTCGCGGTCGCCTATATCGAGGCGCGGCTCCTTTCGAAATAGGCGCCGCTGAAAGGAGGGCGTGAATGCCCGACGGAGAGCATGAATGGGAACTGCCGCTGCGGGATCGAGTTCTTCGACTTGAAATGCAGCAAAAGAGCATTGCCGAGTTTCAGGAATCGGTCATCGAGCGCTTCGACAAGGCTGACGAGGCGCGCGGAACGCAGGCGGCGTTACAGGCCGCCACCGATAAGAAGGTCGACAAGATCCTGAACATTATCGATGTCGGCAAATGGGGCGCTGGCGCCGTTTGGGCCGTGATCCTGCTCGCCGTCGGCGCCTTCTTCGCCTGGGTCGCCGCCTTGAAGCACTGAATTCTTCTTATTCGTACAGGTGGCGGGATGATCGAATGGTTGATCGCCGCGGCGATCGTCGTGGTGCCGCTTACTGTGTTTTTCGTCGTCGAATGGAATACCGGTGCCGGCGAGGCGCGCGGACCATTCCGGCGATCGAAGTGAAGTCTTTTGCCCCGCGGCGTATCAGCGGGGCTCCCGGGCGTTTGAGCGCCCGGTTGCTGCGGCCGAGTTAAGCAGGACCGCCCAGTCTGACCAACCGCGAAAAGACTGCCCGCCGCGCGCGCCGAAGCGCGCTCCTGGCTCCTAGTCTTCGAGCGGAAACCATTTTATGAACGACACTGGCTTTCGGCGTGTAAATCCGACGCGGCCGCCGGCTGCTTATATTGGTGGTAAAAAAATGCTTGCCGCGCGGCTCGTCGAGCGCATCGCGGCGGTGCCCCATTCCTCCTACGCGGAACCGTTTGTCGGCATGGGCGGCGTCTTCCTGCGCCGCACCAGCGTGCCTTCCGTCGAAATCATCAACGACATATCCGGCGACGTAGCGAATCTGTTTCGCGTGCTGCAGCGCCACTATGTTGCCTTTATGGACATGCTGCGGTTTCAATTGACGGGCCGCCGCGAATTCGAGCGGCTGCTGGCGCAGGATCCGAAAACGCTCACCGATCTCGAGCGGGCGGCCCGTTTCCTCTACGTGCAGCGTCTCGCCTATGGCGGCAAAGTGGCGGGGCGTAACTTCGGCGTCTCAACCGGGCTCCCGGGGCGCTTCGATGTGACGAAGCTCGGGCCGTTACTGGCTGATCTCAGCGAACGGCTCGCCGGCGTCATCATTGAGAACTTGCCCTATGGTGAGTTCCTCGCGCGCTATGATGTCAAGGGCGCGCTGTTCTATTGCGATCCGCCTTATTCCGGCAGCGAAGACGATTACGGAGCCGGTGTGTTCGGGCCACTCGATTTTGACAAGCTCGCCGCGATCCTCGGCGGCCTGAAGGGCGTCTTCTTGCTGTCGATCAACGCGACGCCTGAAATGCGGAAGGTTTTCGCGCGATTCGACGTCGAGGAGGTCGACGTCGGCTATTCGATCGCCGGCGGCGAATGGAAGATATCGCGTGAATTGATCGTCTCGACTGTCGGCCTCCCACGTGAAACCCGCGCGCCGACTTTTTTATAGAGCTTCGCCGGCATCCCACAGATGCCGGCGGAGATGCCCTCCTTGGGCGTTTCCTCCCTAGACTTGGGCCCCTGGCGCTTCGGCGCTGGGGGCTCTTTTTGCGTTTTAGGGCCGCCGCTAATATGCTCGCTCCGCCCCTTCGGGGGGAAGACCCCACAGAGCCCGTTGGAGAGCCCCCTTTCCAGCGGGTTTTTTATGGTTGGAACTTCGCGCGCTTCCGCCCGGTTGAGTCGGACCGGAGGCGTTGCCGTGCGTGCCAGTAAACGAGTTTTCGAGCCGTCGAGGCGGAGCGCGCGTGTTCCCGAGCCGCCGCGGTGGATCGAGCCGCAGCTTTCCCGGCTTGTCGAGACCATTCCCGCTGGCGACGGCTGGGCCCATGAGGTCAAATTCGACGGCTATCGCATGATGGCGCGTCTCTTCGGCGGCGAAGCGTTGCTGCTGACCCGCAGCGGTCTCGACTGGACCGCGAAATATCCTGGCATCGCCGCCGCGCTGCGCTCGCTGAAGCTGCGGCAGGCCTATCTCGATGGCGAGCTTTGCGCCATCAGGCCGGACGGCACGACCTCCTTCGCCGACATGCAGGCGGCTGCGGAAGGCAAGGCGCGCCTCGTCTATTTCGCCTTCGACCTGCTGCATCTCGACGGCCTCGACCTCATGCCGCTGCCGCTGCTCGAGCGGAAAGCCCTGCTCGAGCGATTGCTCGCCGGCGGGCCGGCCGCGATCCGCTACAGCTCGCACCACGTCGGCGACGGCCCGAAGCTCTACGCCGCGGGAGCAGCCCAGGGCATTGAGGGGCTGCTGTCGAAGCAGATCGACAAGCCCTATGCGCCGGGCAATCGCGGGCTATGGGTGAAGACGAAGTTCCTCAACCGGCAGGAGTTCGTCATCGTTGGCTGGTCAGAGCCGGAGGGCTCGCGCGAGGCGCTGGGCTCGCTGCTGCTCGGCTATTACGCGGACGACGGCCGGTTGCTCTACGCCGGCCGGGCCGGTACCGGCATGTCGAACGTCGTGCTGCGCGGGCTCATGCGGAAGCTGAAGCCGCTCGAGCAAAAGAAGATGACGGTCGACGAGCCGCCGCCGAAGACAAGCCATTTCGGCCGGCCGCTCGAGCTCGCGCGCGTCCATTGGGTGAAGCCGAAACTGGTCGCGGAAGTGACCTATCTGACCTGGACAACGGACGGTCTTCTGCGGCACGTCGTTTTCGAGGGGCTGCGCGACGACAAGCCGGCCCAACAGGTTCGGCGCCAGGGTTGAGCGGAACCTGCTGCACCTGATGGCGAAGACACGCGCAGCCCGATGGGAACCATCAGCCGGCGGAGGCATTTCAGGTGTCCTCCTACTGAACGATGCATCTCGCCCCGGCCATTGCGCCGGGGCATTTTGTTGGCGGGCCGGCCGAGGATTGAGGGCGACCTCGACCGGCCCTCGCCGCCGTCGGTAAGGGAGCCGCAGCGGCTAGAGCGATGATCTTGGACGATAACGGCGAGTTGGAGGCGGGCCGGCCGCGGACGAAGAATTGCACGGCCAGCCCTGGCCAGCCGCCGCGTCGGCCTCACACTGGTTGCTGCTATAATTCAGATGGCGGGAGTTCGTTGCGCGGTCCTGTCGGCTCCGATCCGGCCTCAGGCAGCCCGAGCGCCCGCCGCCGCTGCCACTCGAAGGCCTTGCTAACCTCAACGACGCCTTCGCTCATCACGCTGAGATTGATCACGGCCTGATTCTCGGCACCGATGCCGTGGAAGACGAGCCAGACGTAGCCATCGGCGTCGGGCCCGCGGACCTCGATGTTTTCGAGGGCGGCGCGGGCGGCGGCGGGATCGGCGAGCGGGGACGAGTTGCTGTTCATGGGGACAGATGTTGCTCAGTGCTCAGCGGCCGTATGGATCAGGAAATCGCTGATGAGCGCATTCAGGGACTGGCTATCGTCAATCACGTGCTCATCGAGCATCTCGAGGAAAATCTCAACACCAGGCGCCTCAGCGACCTCGCTAATCGCCATCGCGGCCATGAGCTCATCATCGAGGCCGTCTACCTGCGCGAGCAGGCGAGCGGCCGTTACAGCATTCAGCTGGTAACGCGTTCCCTCCTGCAGGTTGGCATTTTCCGCCATCGCCACCAAGCCGGCGCGCAATTCTTCCCGCGTATTCATTTCTCGTCCTCCGGCGGCAGGCGTTCGGCGATCATATGCGTCCCGTTCCGAAAGGTGAGGCGCGATCGCAGACGCACCTTTACCGCGCTTTCGTAAGCGGCGCGACCGATCGACAAATTCACACTCCGGGCCAGGCATTCGGTGACGCGGTTGCCAGTGTGGTCCCATTCGTCGACGCGGTAGGATTGTTCGCGGCTCGAGGCGGCATGCTCGCTGTGGTAAAAGCGCAGCGCCTCAAGCAGCAGTGCCGCGCTGCGCTGGCCGACCCGAAACCCCTGCGGATGCGCGGCCATGCGCTGGAACAGGGTCTCCATCTCCTCGTCGGACCAGGTCACTCGGGTCTTGAAATCGAATGGCTCCCGACGCGTGCCCATGCTTCCTCCGCCCGGCTGACTGTTCTCTTTATGTTCACGCCGCGGCGTTCGTCAAGCAGGGCTCACCCCCTTACGAATCAGTCTTTTCGGGCTCGATCACGCTCGGATCGTCGTCGAAGGCGCCGGTCTTGTTGATTCGCGGCGAGACGCGCTGTTCGCGGAAACGCGCCTCCGGGGCAGGGTGCAGCTCCTCGGCCACCATGTCGCCGCGGAGCCAGCGGTCGATCTCGGCCTCGGCGAGCACGGCTGGCATGCGGTCGTGATAGGGCTTCATCCACTCGCTGGCGGCGGTGACGATCATCGTCGCCGAGAGAATTTCCTCGCCGGTCTGCTTGTCGCGCCACGTCTCCCGCAGGCCGGCCAGGAAGAGGATCGGCGAGCCGTCGGCGGCCGTGAAGAGCCATGGCTGGCGGGCCTTCTTGTCGCCGGTCCACTCGTAGAAGCCCGACGCTGGCACGATGCAGCGGCGGCGCTTATAGGCCTCGCGAAACGTCGGCTTGGTGGCGACCGTTTCGACCATCGCGTTGAAGGTCGAATAGGAATCCTTCGGACCGTTCTTCGACCAGAAGGGAATGAGGCCCCAGCGCGCCTGGACGAGCTCGCGCTGTCCGGTGGCGTCGAGGCGGACGATATCGATCATCGTCGTCGGCGCGATATTGTAGCGCGGCCGCAGGTTCTGCGGCGCGCTCATGATGTTCAAAAAATCATGCACCTGCGCCCAGGTGTAGTTTTGCGTGAAGCGGCCGCACATGCAAAGGCTCCTATTCGCCTTGGACGAGTCGCGCCAGTTCGAGCGCGTCGCGGCGGACGCTGGCCGGGGCTATTGAAATACCTTTCTTTTCGACCGCCGTCGCCAGGGCCAATGAACCGAAGCGATCGTCGCGACAGGTCGAAAAGGGAGTCTTGACGACGCCGCCCCGATAATTTTCCCGGAAAAAATCCCGGACTATTGCGCGAGGCTGGTGTAAGTGATGCCAGGGCGAGGGAATCGCCGACGCGCGGCCCGGGCTGGGGGACTAGGGGTCGTGGGTTCGAATCCCGCCACTCCGACCATTTAACCGACTGAAGTTTCTACCGTTTTGCCCTGTTTTCGGGGTGCCTCGAAAGGGCGGATTCGGAACGAAACTGATCCAAATTCCCTGAATTGGAAGTAAAAGTCCCGGAAAAGTCCCGGACTATGTTCGTCGCCTGTTCGCGTTGCGACTCACCGTTTTTTGCGCGCCTTCGACGCCGCCTCCATGCCGGCCAGAATCTCTTCGTCGAGCACGTGCGCGTAACGCGTCGTGGTTTCGATCTTCGAATGATGCAGGGCGCGCTGCACGAGCTTCAGATTGCCGGTCTCGCGCAGCAGCTTGGTTGCAAAGTCATGCCGGAGATCGTGGAAGCGCAGGTCGGCCGGCAGCCGCGCGCCCGTCTTGCGATGGCGCGAGCGGCGCCACGTCGTCTTCAGTCCGGACTTGGTGATCGGCTGCCTTTCACCCTTCGCGTAAAGTACCTTGCCGCCACGCCGGCACGCGCGGGCCGCCGCGTAAGTGAAAACATAGAGCGTCGGGTTGGCCATTTCGGCCATCAGGATCATGCGCATCTCGTCGGTGATCGGCTGGCTGATCGGCTTGGCGCCCTTGCCGATGACATTGATGCGGCCGCCGGCGAGATCGACATCCGTTTTTTTCATCAGGCATTCGGAGAGCCGCAGGCCGGCGGCGCGGGCGAAGGCGACGAGCGGCCGATAGTCGGCGCGGACAGCGGCGAAACTGTCCTCCTCGGACGCCCTGACCTCGCGCACGCGCTCGCGCGGCTCCTCCAGCATATGCTCAGACCAACGCGGCGGCTTCGGCAAAACGACGCCCCAGAGTCGTGTGGCGCGGTTGCAGATTTTTTGCAGCACCTCGGTCGTCGAGCGATTGACGGTCGAGGGTGACACATGCGGCGCCGGATGCGACTGCTTGGCGTCGAAAGGATCGCGGACGCTCTTGCGGCCCTTGATGGTCTGGGCGCGGCGCCATGCGACGAGCTTGGCGACATCGTCGTCGCTGATCTCGTCGAGCCGCTTCGACGGTCCGAAATATTTCTCCAGCCGGTCGAGATTGGCCCAGGTCGTGGTGGCGCCGGCATGGTGCTGGCCGACCTCGAGCCAATAACGGCCGGCGGCCACGTCGATCGTCATCGGCGCCGAGCCGGTCGCCTGCTCGCGATCGAGATCGACGCGCGCCTTGGCGCGGGCTTTCTTTTCTATTTCCTTGGCGTCGCTGCGGCTTTTCGAGCGCGTAGATCCGAAAAAGCGACGACCGTCGAGTTCGAAGTCGTAGGTGTAGTACGGCGACTTTTGCGGCTTGTAGACGGACATGGGTTTGGTTCCGGCACCGTCAGAAACCTCGTGCGGCGGTCGATGAAACGATCGATGTCATCGGGGTTAAAACGCAGGCGGCGGTGCTTTTCGCCCCGGCCGATGGCCACGGCCGGCAGATTGCCGTCATCCACATGCTGGCGCAAGCAGCGGACCGATATGCCGAGGCGCTCGGCGGCCTCCGTCGGCTTGAGCAGGAAGGCGGTCATGCCGTGGCAGCCCAGGCTTTACGGAAATAGGCCTTGTAGGTCCGCAGGAGCGCGGCGTGGGCCGGCTCGCCGGCTTGCGCGACGCGGTCGTAGGTGTCGGCCAAATCGTCGGGAAGCGGCCCGCCGCGCACCTCCTGCTCCGCCAGTTCCATTCCGCGGAGGCGCGAGATCAATTGGAGGATCGCGAAGGTTTTCGTCTCCGACAGCGCCAGGCGTTCATATTCGGTCGCACGGGCGAGCGAGGCGTCAAGGTTTTCGAATGTTACGTCGATGCGACGGCGGACGGCTTGCATCATGACGCGTCCTCAACGGCTTCGCAGATTGGCTTGTTGGCGATTTCGAGCAGCACGTCGGCGTGGCAAACCGAGCCAAGCGCGCAAAAGCAGGCGAGGTTTTTGCCGCGCAGGCTTATGACCTCATCGGCTCCAAACTCCAGAAGGTGCGCTTGTCGGAAGATCGCATGGCGGAAAGCGGCAACGCACACCTCCCTCGATCCGTGGGCGCCGACCTTGAAGGGATTACCCCATTTGCTCGGCCGCGCGACATTGACCGCCGGCAGGCCGTTCGTCGCCAGCGAGAGGGCTTGCAGGCTGAAGCCCTTGCGGCGCGAGAGCTGGAGGCGGACGGGCGCTGTCATGATCGCGCCTGCGGATAGGCATCATGCAGCCCGCCGTCGAGGAGCCGGCCGGCGGCGCGTTTGCCGACGCGGATCGATGTCGTGCCGTCGCTATGGTGCTCGTATCGATGCGCGCCGATGCCCGCTACGCCGGCGGCATCGCTGAAATTCAGGGGCGCGCCGGCCTTGCGGCCGTCGACAAGCACTTCGCCAAGGAGCTGCGCCAGCCAGGCGTCCGCGTCGATCCATTCGCCCCATTGCTTGAACAGGAACGGCACGCCGGCGGCGGCGCATTGATCGCGAATCGACCGGGCCCAATCCGGATGCATTGGCCGCGTCTTGCGGCCTGATTCGCCGCCGGCGACGATCCAGTCGATCGTGATCCGTTTTGCGCCGACCCATTCCGGGCAGCCGTGCGCATCTCGGGGGCCCTCGTCGCATTGATAAAATGCCTTCCCTTTTGGGCAGTCGCAGCGAGGTCCTTCGGCATCGCATTCCTGACATCCCCAAAACCTACCGTTTACCTCCGGGTGGTCATGATGGATGTCTGTTTCCGGCCACGGCAGCCAGGGCTCGAAATCGACGCCGCTCAATAGCGGCTCGGCGCTGACCCAGCGGATCGCCGCGGGCGTCGCCAGCATGTCCGGGACGCGCAGGTCGGCGGTCTTCTGATCTTCGGCAGAGATACCGAGCCAGACGTTCGGCAGCGGCCATGTCCGGATTTTGATGTCGTCCGGCAGATCGACGTCACCGATCGATTCGACGGGCCATTTGTTGTCCGGTGCGACCTTCCGTTCGATCAGCAGATCTACGCACGAGCGGGCGATCCGGCGATCGCGCTCGCCGGTCATGTAAGCCCGCATCCTCGCGCTGCGCTTCGTCAGCACCTGGAAAATATGCTGCGGGCAGAGCGCCGTGATCGCGAAGATCTTGTCGAGCCATTCGTCCGGAACCCATTCGCCGAAGAGATCGGTCATCGAGCAGGGAAAGATCATGCGCGGCTTTTTCCACCGCAGCGGCTGCAATAGCGCTTCCTCGTCGAGATAGATTTCGACCTTGGCGCGATCCTGATGCGCGTAGCGGATCGGGTTGCCGAAGCGCGGTTGCAAGCGCTCGGCGTAGCAGTTGCGGCAGCCGTCACTCGCGTGCTCGCAAAAATGGCCGACCTTACCGGTCTCGCGGTTGCGGGCGCGGATCGGATTCCAGGTCGAATCCGTCCATTCGATTTTTGACCGGTCAGCCATTCGGCGTCTCCGGCTTGCTAATTGGTACACGCGGCCTTTCATCAAGTGCGACGCCATGGCGGAACTGATCGGCGCGCAGGCCGGCGCGAATCGTATTCATGACGGACCCGCAAATCACGCGTGCTTCGAGCCGCGTCACTTCGCCTACGGGTTGGAAATCAAGAGTTCGACCGTCCGGCATGGTTATGACGATCTTGACCGGTGCGCCCTCGTCGTCGACGAGCGTAAAGATGCATTCCATCATTATGCCGCCATCCCGAGCTTTTCGAGTTCGGCCTTGGCGCGCGAGGCGCGCATGCCGGTGCTGGCCGCGAGTTCGTGCAGCCGTTCGATATGTTTGGCGTCGGTGCAGGCCTTGACCAGCGAACAATCGCTCACGGGGACGATGCTGAAGGGCCAGCCGCAGGCGGCAAGATCGTCACCGTCGACGAAGGCCACCACCCAGGTCTCGCCGGTCGGGCGGTGCAAGACGTGATCGCCGGCTCTCATTGCGCTTCCCTTTCATCGAGCACTTCGCCGTGGCGGAATTGATAGGCGCGCAGGCCGTCGCGCATGCAGTTCATGATGCCGCCGCAGATCACGCGGGCTTCGTCGCGCGAGACCTCGCCGGTCGGCTGCAGGTCGAGGCTGCGGCCGTCCGGCATGGTGATGACGATCCTCACCGCTTCCGATTGGCGGTCGACAAGGGTCAAAATGCAGGGACCAAGGGCCATCGGCTTCGCCTCTAAAACGGAATGTCGTCGTCGATTGGCGGCCCGCGGTCAGCGACCGCGGCTACAGGCTCACGCGTCTGCGTGGTGCCGTAGGAATCTTCGGAGGGCGCCGGGGCGCGGTCGGCGCGATCGAGCAACGTGAGCTCGCCACGGAAGGCTGCCAGCACGCATTCAGTGACTTGTTTCTCGACGCCGTCGCGTCCCTTGTATTTGCGGGTTTTCGATTGGCCGACGACCCAGGCCTTGGAGCCTTTTTTCAGATATTGTTCGGCGACGCCGGCGAGCGTTTCGTCGAAGATGACGACGCGATGCCATTCGGTGCGCTCCTTGCGCTCGCCCGTCGCCTTGTCGCGCCAGCTTTCCGATGTCGCCAGCGAGAACGAGACGATCTTCTTGCCGTCGGCGGTTTTATGAACATCAGGATTCTGGCCGAGATGGCCGATCAGCATGAGTTTGTTGAGACCGCTCATGCCGGCGCTTTCGGATCGAGCATGGCGCCGAGGCCGCCGATCAGTTTCGTCGCCGACAACAGGATCGATTCAAGTTCCGTGTTTCTCGCCTCGGCGGTGCGGGCGCGCTCGAGCAGCGCGTTGTTGCTGGCGAGAAGGTCGTCGATTCGTCGGCGGAGCCGCGCCATTTCGTATATCTGGGCATCGTCGCGGGTCATGCGTGCCCCATCGGGGGCCTGTGGATTGGATCGGTCTCGAGTTTGCGGAAATGCGCTGTCATTGCGAGAATGCGCTGCCAGACGGTTTCGAGATCGGCCTGATCGTCGGCGCGGCTTAGGACTTCGGCCATTATCTGGACCAGCGCCTCGACGGCGGCCTCGGATTCCTCCTGGCCAACAGGGCCGCCGCGGTCGATTGCGGCATCGCCATAAAGTGCGCGAGCGACACGGCAGGTGATGCATGTGCAAGGAACCGCGGGTGCCTCGCCGCCGGCCTTGGCATCCTTGCCGCGCCGGCGCTCGAAGATTGTCGAGACCGTTTGATGGGCGAATGCCTCGGCGGCGGAATCCTCGGGAGTCTTTCCGCTAACGGCCCCGAAGGCGCCGGCGGCCTTGAAGATGCACGTGAGCGCGGCGGTAAAAACGACGGCGAGATAATCCTCGGTGCTGCGCCCGAGCTGCGAGACAGAGTCCACTGCCTTCGAAACGCGCTCCTCGACGAGACGCGATAGGTCGATCATCACGTGGTCGGCGAGTTTTTCGCTCATTCCGCGGCCTCGCTGGCGGCGAGAATTGCTTCGTCGGCCTCGATTGCATCGAGCATGGCCTCGGCGAGCGTTGGGCCGGGGGCCGCTGCGACAGGGGCCTCGGGGCCGGCCGGCAGATCAGCCCAGCGAGCGAAGGGCTGTGGCAGCCATTGGCGATCGCGGGCGAGCGTCGCGGCCGCCTCGGCCGCTGCTTCGCGCTTCAGCTTCTTTGCGGCGATGCCGGCGGCCTGGCCGTCCATCGCCTCGATGGCGGCCACGGAGGCCGCCTTGGCGGCAAGGCCAAAATAAAGGCTTGGGTCGAAGTGCTGGAGCAGATCGGCGCCGAGCGCACCGGCGCGGGCCTGGATCCCGGCAGCGAGCGGATCGATCTCGCTCATCGATGTCGCGCCGGCCGGATAGATCGAGGCGGCGATCAATTCTCCGAAGGCCGCAACGAGATCGACGAGCGGCACCGCGCCTGTGATCGCCAGGGCGGTCTTGAACCGGTAAGGGCGCATCGAAAAAAGGCGCGCGAGCAATTCGTTGCTTGTGCCGGAAAGATCGGTCTGCGTGGAATCGAGGAGCACGAAGCCGCGGGAATCATAGTCCCTCTTGACGAGCGCGGCGATCGCGATCGCCAGTGCGATGTCAGGACGCGCCATGATGGCGCTGCGGAAGGCCTTGGTGGCGACCTCGTCGAGCATCTGGCGGAGGTTTTTGCCGGGCTCTTCGGGGGCCTCCGGCTCCGCCTTCGGCGTTTTGCCAGAGCTGGTTGGGGCGCTGACGCGGTCCCCGATATCGCCCGCAGGCTCGCGCGAAACGAAGGCCGCCTTGCGTTGCAGGCCGCGCTCGATCGAGAGGCGGCCGTCCTGGATGGTGGCGCAGATGCCGAGGATGGCGCGCGCCGTCTGCGGTATGGCCCGCAAGATTGCTTTGGCCTCGATTACATCCAGCCGCGCGTCGATCGCGGCGGCGCGTGCGTCATCATCGTTGTCTTCCGCTTCGGCGCGGAGGGTGGCGCGCTCGCTGTCCTCGTCTTCGAGATAATCCGGTTCGAATTGCGATTGTTGATAATCGCGCCGCTCGGCCTGCGGCACGACAAAGCCCCAGCCTTCCTCGAAAGCCGCATCGCCAGCTTCACGCGCTAGCTTTTCGAGTGCGAGCTTTTTGGCAAGCGTGCCGTCGAGCCAGACGATCTCTTCGGCAAAGAGCGAATCCTCGATACGACCACCGGCGGCGAGATAATCGGCATCGCCGACGTAGAGCGCCTCGTCGTCATTCGCCGCGATCCAATCGGCGATCAGCGCCTTGCGTACTGAATAGTCTGCGTTTTGGAGGTTCCTGGCCTTCAGCGAGTCAAACACGGCGATCTGCGCTTCGTGCGTCTCGCCGGTCGCATAGGCTTCGGCCGCTTCGGCGTCGATGACGCCGGCGCGCCAGGCTGCGCGCAGCGCCGGCGCCAGGCGCGCGAGTTTGAGGGCGCGACGGACGCGTCTCGGTGTGGTGCCGAAGGCGGTGGCGATCGCCGCAATATCGCGGCCCGATGCCTCGAGATCCGCGAAGGCCTCATATTCGGCGACGGGATGCAAATCGGCCCGCATGACATTCAGCGCCAGCGCCGTCTCGCGCATGACGTCCTCGGCGCCGTCGGCGCAGATCTCGATCGGCACGCGGCGGCTGCCATCGGGAGAGAGCTGCCGCAGCGCCAGGTAACGGCGGCGACCGTCGAGCACGCGATAACCCTCGCCGGTCATCTCCTCGCAGAGCAGCGGCTGCAGCAGGCCGGAAGCCCCGATCGAGGCGGCGAGCGCGTCGATGCCGTCATCGGCCGGCTCGCCGAAGCGCGGATTATAAGGCGAGATGCCCTCGATGGCGGAGAGCGCGACGGTGGCGCGGACCGGATTCAGCATCATAAAAGCCAGCCTTTCGCGGCGGAGGGAAGTTCACCTGGTTGCTCTCGCCTAAGCGGGGCATAGCTTTCGTCGTCGGCCGCCCGCTCGAATTCGGCGAGATCCACGGTGCGGTTCGGCCGGCCTCGCGCCACGGCGCCCACAGCCAGGCCGAGCGCGAAGCCGAACAGGCCGGCGAGAAGCATCGAGCCGAAGACGCCGGCGGAGGTGGCGACGAGCGGCGCGCTGTCGGGGTGAATCATGCCGCCGCCTCGAGGTTGAGGCCGTAGGAGCGGCCGATCATGACGATCGCGGCGTGCAGCGAGGCTTCCTCCTGCCAGAGGGCGATCTCGGCGGCGCTGAAGCCGGCCGCCGACAGCAGGCGCTCAGTGTTCTCGTAAGGCGGCGCGGCGAGGATCGCCCGCGTCATCGAGGCGGCGACCGGCTCGGCCAAATCGTTGCTGTGAGACGTGCGGCCTGTCATCGGGACGCGGTCACGCGGCGAATGCCTGGAAGACATCGGCCGCGGCGCCGATGCGGGCCAGGGCGCGGCGCGGTTCGAGGGCTTGCGCGGCCGCGGCGCGCTCGGCGCGATAGGAGGCCATTAGCGCCTCGATCTTCGCGGCCTCGGCGGCGGCGCCAGCGCCGAAGGCGAGGACTTCGTGGGGAAGAAAGCCTGAATCGGCGAGCGTCTGCGCCGCCGACCGGGCGCCGCGATGCAGCAGCACGCCGACCATGTCGGCGGCGATGCGGGTCGCGCCGGCGTTTTCAGGCGCGGTGCGGGGGATGATGATGGCGCGGGCGGAAGCGTTGGCGCGAGACGGTGTGTCCATAAGTGAAACGCCTCCCCTGACGCGGCGGCTTGTTGCATAATGCACCAAATCCGTCGCTTTATTCGCTTAGATGCAATAAACTAAGCGCAGCAGCGCAATAAAGTCAATGCGCAACGCAACGATACCGGGGCGCTCTGCGCCAGTCAGGATTGACCGTTTGGCGTGTGGGGAGTGCGATGGAGGGGGCTCAGTTGGCGGGGGAGGCGATGAAACGCTCGAGGGCGATTTACTCGATTGCAGCGGCATGCGCGCTTTCGGGATGCGCTGCGGCGCCTTACACGCTGACGGAAGCCTTTTCCGCAGCCGACTTTGCGCCCTATGCCGGGGCGGGACCGGCCACACTCTCGGGGCAGGCGTTCTTAACGACGCAGACTGACGAAGTGAAGACCTGTGCCGGCAACAAGGTGTTGCTGGTCCCCAGCACTGCCTATGACGAGGAAGCCATCTCGCACTCCGACGGATTGGCGTTGGATAGCCTGAGTCCGGGGGCGAAGGCGTTCATCCGGACGGGTATCTGCGACGCCGGAGGCAATTTCTCGTTCGCATTCATCCCGACCGGAAGGTGGTACGTCCTCACCCAGGTCGCCTGGGTGGCTCCGGTGAATCAGTACGTGGGGTTAAATCAGGGCGGCCGGATGGTGGAGGAGGTGACGGTCGGTTCGGGACAGAACCGCGTCATTCTTGCCGGAGATGCCCTCAACCGAAAGGTGTAGGCGCCCTTGTCAGTCCCTACGGCGTCGCAAGCTCATCGTGACGATGCCCATGATCGTCACCGAATCGTCGAGTAGAATGGGCGCCCCTAATGCCGGGTCGAGCGTTCGCGCTATGAGGAACGGCGGCGCGTACTTGCGAATCAGCGTCTCCTCGCCCCCTCGATTGTCTGGACGGTTGAATACCACGATGTCGTCTTTGCGAGGCGCTCGCAGCCTCATGTCGCAACGAACAATATCCCCAGGAATATAGCCGTCGAGTTCGAGCGCCCGCGTCGTCAAAACGCGGTCGAAGACGTTCAGGTCGTCTTCTTTCGCTGGCCACTGCGCTGCGTTTTGTAGCGGCGCGACTTCCGGCTCCCGCAGTGCACCAGGGCCGGAAGCCGTCGCTGACGGAACAGACCATCCCTGTTCCGAAGCGATCGGATTCTCAACCCCGAATGCCTGAGCAATCTTCTGTAAAGATCCGAGATCGGGCGCCGCCGTGCCATCCGCCCTTAGCCACCGATACACGGTGGACGGATTGATTTTGGCGCGGCGAGCAATCCCCGTGACTTTGAGGCCATTCGCGCGCATCAGTCCATTAACGAAGGTTTGCACACGTTCGCGGGTGCTATCGCGTTGAGAGGACACTGATTTTGCCACGTGCGCCGTCACTCGGAGGGCGGTCCGCGACCGCTGATCGGCGCTAATCTGCAACAAGACGCAGCACTCTCACGGCCGCAACTGGGCCATTGACACCGGAAAGAATGCACCTAATCCTTTGCGTTATGCAACATCTGATTCGCATCAACGCCATTGAGGCCAGGGCGCACGAGCTCAAAACGACCTTGTCGGGCCTCTGCCGGCGGGCAGGCGTCGTGCCATCGACAGTGCTGCGCTGGCGAAGCGGCGCGGTCGACCCCGGCATTCTGCTTTTTGAAGAGGTGGCCGGAAGGCTCGAGGCCGAACTCGACAAGGTCCGCAAGGAACTGGCCGAAGCCATCAAGGAGAGCGCGGCGTGAGCGAGGAAGCGCTCGATATATTGATGGCCGCAGGCGGCCGACTCTATTCGCGGGGCGGCGACGCGGCAGATGGGTCACCGTTCGTCGTCGGGCAAATGAAATGGCGATTGGGGCGTGTCGAAATCGAGCTCCGATTTGCACGCCAGGCATATCGCGCTCGCCATCCCGAAGGGCCGGTCGCGGACCTGCAATATCGATTTACGATCCTGCTCAAAGCACTGTGCGCAGAGGGCATGAAACGGGTCGGCGCCCTGCGCCGCTGGCTTAATCGCCCAGACGTAGATGCCGGCCGCAAAGCGATACAATTCGTAGCGCTGCTTCTCGACCGCCCATCGGCCGCGCTGTTCGAGTTCCTCGCGCATCACGCGGTTCGACTCTGCCATCGCGAGATACTCCTGGTGAATCGTCGCTACGCCGCTCGAAACCCTGAATTGAACCTCCCGGAGATTATCGACCTCGGCCCTGATGGCTTTGGTGTCGCGAAGCCCGGCGATGGTCTTCAGGATGTCGCCGCCGGTTTTCAGCGACGTCAGGATTTCGGCGATCGTGGCTGCAATCTCGAACATCGAAGCGCTCCCCATCAGGGAAGTGATCCTAAGGGCGGCGAGGGCGGCGCGCCAATCCGGCGACGCTGAAGGTTCCCGCCGGCGTTTCCTCCCGCCGGCGGCGTGTGCGTCCGCGTTGCGTTCAAGCGTTCGTTTCAGTTTTCGACACTCTGCGTTTTCAGCACATTGGGGATGGGGCATGGCGGAGCTTTGCGAGGACGATCGGCTGATACTTGCCTTGCGCGAGATCGGCACGACCGAACGGCAGATCGCGGCGCGGCTTGAAATGCCGTTCGATCGGCTTCGCAGCCGGCTGGCATTCCTGCGGTCAAAGGGCCAGTTCGATGCGTCGCCGCTCGAAGGGCGCGAGGCAACGCTGCACAGGTTGAACGCGGCGCGACGCCTCATCGCCGACGTGCTTGGCCAGCGCAATGGCGGCATCGTCGTGCGCTTCGTCAATGACGCGCCGGTGTCGCTGCCGCGGCTGAAATGTCTCGAAGGTGCGGCATGACCGGCACGCGGACCATATGGAGCGAGGACGATGGAGGATCTGTGCTTTGCGTCGGTCGCCGGATCGATGGCCGGGGCGGTTATCGGCGCGCTCCTGGTGGCTCTTTGGTGGGGATGCCATCTGATCCTCGCCAGCGCCGCGCCGACAATCGATCAGCTCGAGGGGATCGTTCTCGTCTTTGCGGTGTTCGGGGCGATCGGCTTGCCGGCCTCGTTGGTGGTCGGCGACATCGTCGAAGGCCGGAAGAACCGATCATCCTGAAGGGTCTTTGCTCGTCTCGGAAGACGAGGGTTGCGGCATGAAGTTTCTGCCGCCACAGCCGGGCGACGAAGGCGGCACGCTGGCACTTTATTCAGCGGCGCGCAGCGCGCTCGCCGCCGCTTATCGCGTCGACGAGGTCAAAGACATCCGCGACAAAGCCGTTGCGATGCAGGCCTACGCGCGGCAGGCGCAGGATGCGGCGCTGATCGAGATGGCGACGGAGATCCGGCTGCGGGCGGAGCGGCGGGCCGGGCAATTATTGCGCGAGATTGAGAAGGCATCAGGCGCGAAAGGAAATCCGGGAGGTCGTGGCGCAAAGATTGTGCGGTCAGCGGATGCAACCGCACAAAAACCTACACTCGCAGAACTTGGCATCAACAAGAATCAATCGGCCCGATGGCAGAAGCTCGCTGAGCTGGACGAAGCCGCGTTCGAACTAAAGGCGACAGCGGCGAAAAAGAACATGGTCGCGAGCGTCGACAAAGACACGCGCGAGGAAGTGGCGCGCGAAAAGCGCGAGCGGCGCGCTTCACGTGAAACCGAGCTCGGCAGCCGCATCGTCGCGCTGCCGCAGAGGCGATACGGCGTCATCCTCGCCGATCCCGAATGGCAATTCGATGTCTGGTCGCGCGAGACCGGCATGGATCGCGCCGCCGACAATCATTATCCGACGTCGTCGCTCGAAGCGATCCTGTCGCGCGACATAACCTCGATCGCGGCCGACGATTGCGTTTTGTTTCTGTGGTCGACGGCGCCGATGCAGCCGCAGGCTTTTGCTGTGATGTCGGCGTGGGGCTTTATCTATCGCTCGCAAGTGATCTGGGTCAAAGACCGGCTCGGGACCGGCTATTGGTTCCGCAACAAGCATGAGCTGCTGCTCGTCGGCACGCGCGGCAAGGTGCCGGCGCCAGCTATGGGCACGCAATGGCCGAGCGTCGTCGAGGCGCCGGTCGGCGCGCACAGCGCCAAGCCGGAGAAATTCCTGGAACTGATCGAAAGCTATTTTCCGACGCTGCCGAAAATCGAATTGAACCGCCGCGGACCGGCGCGGCCTGGCTGGGATGCGTGGGGTAATGAAGCGGAAGGGAGAGCGGCATGAGCGACGTCGACCAGGTGCTCGCGGCGAGCGCGGAGCGAGGGTGATGGATCAACTCACGCATGCGGAAGCCGATGTCATTGAGGAGCGCCGGCAGCAGCTGACGCGCGAGGGATATGACGATCGGCACGACGACTCGGATAATGACCGTGGCGATTTGGCGCGCGCGGCGGCTTGCTATGCAATTGCTGTCGGGTTGTCAGATAAGGCGCGAGCACACGTGAGTCTTTCGCCGAACGACGATCTCGCTGAGATCAATCTCCTCGCGCGAATTTGGCCTCGGGGCTGGCTGCGCGACCTCAATCTTAAGACACGTCGCCGCGACCTGGTTCGTGCTGGGGCGCTGATTATCGCGGAAATCGAGCGGTTCGATCGCGCGGCAGCGGATCAAGCCCGATGACGCTTCGTGCGGGAGTTATGCAGATTCTATGCGGGCCTTTGCGATGAGCTATCGCGACCTGCCGGCGCCGCTTCGCAATGCCAATCGCATTCATGACATCCTGCTGCATGCGCGGGAGGTGGCGTTCGATTATGTCGATCCGGTGCATCTTTATCTGCATTCGCGCGGTATCGATCTGACGAAGGCGCGTTTGAATCGGGGCGTGCTGCTGTCGCATCCGCGGCTCGGCAATTGGGCGGCGCGCGGCATCACGTCGCCGGCGATGATCCTCGTCGCGCAGGGCGCCGAGACGCGGACACTCGATGTCACCTTTCTGACCGAGGCCGGCGGCCTGGCGCCCATCTTTCCGCGGCTGAGGCTCGGGGCTTTCGACGGCCATGTCGCGCATCTGGCTGGCGCTGCCGGCGAACCCGATCTTGCCCTCCTGGCGCAATCGGGCGAGGGCGCCTTGCGGGCGATCGCCGCCGGCTTTCCAGGCCATGTGCTCTGCGCGGTGGCGCTCGGCAATATGGCGCGCATACGGCTGCCGGAAGGCGTCAGCCGGCTGCATCTTTATTTCGAGCGCGATGCGCTGAGTTCGGGCCGCGAAGCTGTCGTCGCCAGTTTCACGGCGCGCGGCTACCAGGTGCTTGAATGGACCGATCCGGTCCGTGTCGCGCCGGCCGGCGAGGTGGCGCCGTGAGCGATCTCTTTGGCGGTAAGGAGCCGCGGTCAGCGACCGTGGCTACAGGGCGCCGGGCCACCGCGTGGGTGTCGAAGCTCGATGTCTGCTGTATCTGCGGCGGCATTGGGCCGTTCGGGTTCGACGTCAATCTGCGCCAGGGCCGCGAGGGATTCTGGGCCTGCGCCGCGCATCGCGACCAGGTGGCGCGGGAACGCGGGATGGTGCTGCGATGAGCGAGACGCGGCGCGGCGATTGGATTCAGACTTACACCGGTGGCGCCTTCTGGCCGCTCGACCCGCGCGAGGATGAGATACGTCTGGCGGATATTTCCCATGCACTCGCCTTTCAATGTCGCTTTGGCGGTCATTGCCGGCGCTTTTACAGCGTCGCCGAACATTGCGTGTTGCTCTCCTATCTCGTCGAGCCGCAGGCTGCGTTGCTGGCGCTGATGCATGATGCGGCGGAAGCCTATCTCGTCGATCTGCCGAGACCGGTGAAGCGCAGCCTCGTCGGCTATGAGATGATCGAGCGGCAGCTCGAGTTGATGATCTTCAAGAAGTTCGGCGTCGGCCTCACATATTGGGAACACGTGCGCGACTGCGATCGTCGCATTCTGACGGACGAAGCTCGGCAGAACATGGCGCCGCCGCCGCGGCCCTGGTCGACGCTGGCGGCCCCGCTTGGTGCGACGCTGATGTTCTGGAAGCCGGAAGACGCGGAACATTATTTCGCGCGGCGGTATGATGCCCTTGCGACGACAGTCGAGGCGACATGAGCGCGCCCGCCATGCGGCTTTCCGTTTCCGCTCTGTCGCTCTCCGGCTTCGTTCGGCCGCGTACGAATGCCGCGCCCGGCCGGCCGCCGGAGCTGCGCTGGATTGACATCGACTGCCTTTATGTCGATCGCGATTATCAGCGCGAGATCCTGCGCGCCGGACGCGACAACATTCTAAAGATCGCCGGCGCCTTCAACTGGGCCTTTTTCGCGCCGGTCGTGGTGGCGCCGCTCGAAGGCAGCGACGATTTCTTTGTCATCATCGACGGCCAGCATCGCTGCATGGCGGCGAAGCTCATGCAGCACACGCAGGTGCCGTGTTCGATCATCACGGCCGACCGAGCACAGCAGGCCCGCGCTTTCGCCGCGATCAACGGTAATGTGACGGCAATAAGCTCGCTGTCGCGATTCAAGGCGCTGCTGGCCTCCGGCGACGCGAACGCGCTGCGCACCGATCGCGTTGCCGCCGAGGCAGGCGTGAAAATTCTGCGCGTAAATGCCTCGAGCAAGGCGATGAAAGCGCATGAGACAACGGCGCTCAACGCCATCGATAAGTCGATCGCGGCCTATGGCGAGCGCGTCGTCAAAAAATCGCTCGAAGGCATTCTCGCTTCAGCGAAGGGGCGACCGCATTATCTGCAGCATCCAATCATCTGCTCGGTGACGCGAGTCCTCGCCGGCGATGCCGGCTGGCTCGCATCGCCCTATCTGATGGAGGCGTTCGAGGCGATCGACCTGCGCGCGGCGCTGGTTGAGGCTCGCAGCGAGCATGCGGCGAGTCCTGGCCGCAACATCGCCGATTTTATCGACGCGCCGCTGATCGTGCATCTCGGGGAATTTCTTGAGGAACGCGCCGAGTCTCAGTCGAGGGGAGGGTAGCGTGGTCGGGCTGACGGAATATACGCAGCCGCGCGTGCGGCGCGAGCGACGCGTGATCGATTATGTGCATGCGGGCCTCGCCTGGAGCGTTAGTTGGGAAGCGTCCGCCGTCGATGGATCGCCGCGCGACATCGATCTCGTCTGCCTGACGGCCGGCGCGGCGGGGGTCACGCGAACGGCGGCGGCGATTCTCGAAGTCTTGAACCGCGCGCTCCACGACGGCGCGACGCTGGCCGGTGCCGAGGCGCTGCTGCGGCGGCACGAGGATATGATCGTCGTCGCCGCGCTCGCGCGGGTGCGGGCGGTCAGCGGGCCCGGCCGCGGGCGGCGGGCGATCGAGGGCGGCGCGAAATGATCTCGAGCCATACGCCGCCGGGAACGAAGGTGCTCTATCGGCCGGACGGGGACCCGAGCGCCGATGATTTCGCCATCGCCGCCGAGTTACCCGCTCTATCGGAGGGCGGCCATTATACGCTGCATCGGATCGTCGAATGCGATGACATGTCCTTCGGCGTCGCCCTGCTCGAAACCGCCGCCGCCCAGGGAAAGCCGGTGCCGGTGACGCTGAACGGCAAGAAGTGGTCAGCATTCCTGTTTTATCGTTTGGAGGATTTCGTGCCGGCGGCGCTGCCGCAATGCCTGACCGAGCTGCTCGATGTGGCGCCCGTCGATGCCGAGCGCGGCGTGTCGGAGCCCGCATGAACCGGCGTGCCGAACAAAAACATTCCGACGCCTTCGAGGCCTGGATCGAGGAGGCGCGGAAGGTCACGGTCACGGCCTATCTGCAAAAGCGCGGGCATTGGGACAAGAAGATGATCGGCGACGCCGGCGTCCCTTGCCCGGGCTGCGGCGGCACCGATCGCTTCGCGGTGAACACGCGCAAGAATGTCTTTTTCTGTCGGGCGTCAGGCGCGGCGGGCGATGCCATCGCGGCGGCCGAGCATATATTCGGCCTGCCGTTTCTCGACGCGGTCGAAGATGTCGCCGGCCTGCCGCCGCCTGAGCGCGAAGCCCGAGAGAGCGCGGCCGATCGCGACAGCAGGGTCGCACGGCTCGCGCGGCAGCAGGCGGAAGCGGCGGAAAAGCAGAAGATCGACGCGGCCGAGGCCAACCATTATCGCGACCGTGAGCGACGCGAGGGCTTCCGGCTTTGGCAACAGGCGCTGCCGATATCGGGCACACCGGTCGAGGAATATCTGGCGCTGCGCCGGCTCGCCGCGCCTGGCTCGGCGCATCTGCGCTACATGCCGTCGGCGCGCTATTGGCACAAGCCGCCGCCGGATGGCGCCTGCCTGCATGTCGGCCCGGCGATGGCGGCGGCGATCGTCGGGCCGCACGGGCGATTCATCGGGCTGCATCGCACCTGGATCGATCTCGCGCAGCCGAAGGGCAAGCTCGTGCCTGTCGATCCGGAGACCGGCGAAATATTGAAGGCAAAGAAGACGCGCGGCTCCTGGAAGGGTGGCTCGATCCTTGTGGCGCGGGCGGAGGGCCCGCCGGAGTTTTTCGTCGCCGGCGAAGGCATCGAGACCGTGCTCGGCTTTCGCGCCATGATGCTTCTCGACGATCCCGGCTTCGTAGCGCGGGCCGAATTCCGCGCGGCGGTGTCGCTCGATAATCTCGGCGGCAAGGCGGCCGGCCGCGTCGCCCATCCGACCGAGACCAAGGTCGATCGCCGCGGCCGCGTCCGGCATGTGCTGATCGGCTCCGACGAGCCCGAGCCGTTCGACGATCTGCCGCTGATCCGCGTGCCCGGGTGCGTCGAAGAGATCGTGCTGCTGCGCGACGGCGACAGCGAGCCGGCGCGCACGTCCAACGCCATGACGCGGGCGGCGAAGCGCTTCCATGCGGCCTATCCTCATTGCGGCGTCAAGATCGTCGCGGCGGCCGAAGGCGAGGATTTTGGCGACAGCTGGATCAGGAGGGCGGCGTGATGAATGTGCAGACGGCGATGAGCGCGGCATTCGAGCGGGTGGGTATGGACGGGTCGGGCGAGCGGCTGTTCGCGGCGGCGGCGAAGGCGCTGCGTGGTGAAGTGCAGCCGCACCGCGCCCTGGCGCCGTTTCTGGCGGCGCTGGAGCGCGATCGCGGAGCGCTGCGGGCGCTGGCGCTCGGCTATCTCGAAGAACGGGCCGCGGATATGCGCGGCGACGAATTGCGCGGGGGCGGCCAGAATACGAGTGCTCGAAAGGGCCAGAGCATCAGTGCCGCGCCCGCGCAAGACGATGAAAATCAGAGTTCGCGCGACGGGGGACCTGAAGGGTTTGCCCCAGAGGGCCATGTGACAAGTGCCCCCGTCGCGTGTCCGAACGAGGAAGTCGGCGGCCAGGGGATTTGTGCCACCTACGCGGCCGGGAAAACCATGCCGCCGCCTTCCTCACCGCGCCGCACCGGCACGCCGCGGCCGCTCGCCGTCATGTCAAGCGTGCAGGCCGTCATCGGCCGCTCGCTGTTCGACACCCACAGGCTTCGCGACGGCCGCGCCATCGGCGATATCCTCTGGCGCGACCTGCTGGCGCTGGCTGGTCGCGACGAAAAAGAAGCGGCGCTGCTGCGCGCCATCGCCGGCCACGTCGCCAATGCGCCGGCCGCCGCGCTGGTGCGCGAAGTCGTGTCGGAGAAGGTGGTCGCGGCGGCGATCGCCGCGGCCGAGGCGGTATCATGAATCGCGACGCGCTCGCCGCGGTCTGCCTGCAGCTGATGGAGCTGCAAAGCGCCCGCAAACATTATATCGGCCTCGCCAACAAGCTCACCAATGCGCAGCAGGCGCGCATCCGCCGGGCGCTGGGCTGGCGGCCCGACGGCGGCGAAGCATCCAGGAAGGCGATCAATCAGCGCGCGTCGCACGTCATGCAGGCGGTGCGGATGCGCGATTCGAAACAGGCCAAGCCGCCGAAAGAAGAGGACGCGCCGATCATTGCGGCGCTGCGCGAAGAAATCGTCGTCACCCTGCAAAGCCTGGAGCCGAGCGCGAAGGCGCGTGCGGCGGTCGAGAAGGAAATGGCGCGGCTGGCGCGGACGCTGCCGGCCTATGCGTGGGTAAAGGGCGTGCGCGGCTTCGGCGATCTCGGCTTCGCCGTCACTATCGGAGAATGTGGCGATCTGCTGCTTTATTCGACGCCCGACAAAGTGTGGAAGCGCTGCGGCCTGGCGCCGTATGACGGCAAGGCCTATTCGAGCTGGCGGCGCGAGGGTGGCCTGACGAAGGAGCAATGGACCGATGCCGGCTACAAGCCGGGGCGGCGGGCGGAGATTCACGCCTGCGTCACCGAGAGCCTGCTGAAGCTGCAAAAGCCCGGCATGGCCTATCGCGACATCTATGATCTCAGGCGAGCGAACCGCGCCGTCAACCGGCCGGAATGGTCGAAGGGGCATTCGCATTTCGATGCGATGCGGGTGATGACGAAGATGCTGCTTTCCGACCTCTGGTCGGAATGGCGGAGGGCCGCGATTATTGTGCCCGAAGGGGCCATGCATGCCGTGCCCTCCGCCGAGATTCACGCGGCGGCGGAGGCCCGCGCATGACCGCTCCCGCGCCGACCCTTCTGATCCGCATCCGGCTGCTAAGGGATCGCCGCAGCGACCTGCTGCTGGCCGGCAGCGGCGATCTGCCGGGCCTGCATGTGCATGCTTATTCTCCGGCTGAAATCGACATAAAGCTGCCGGCGGCGATCCGGGAGCTCCTGGAATTGCGCGGCGCGACGATCGACCGGATCGACACGGCCGATGCCGATGCGAAGGGCTTCGTCATGTGGCCCTCGACCTATCGCGTGAGTTGTATCGAAATGCCGGTTTCGGGGACTTTCGGACGGGAAACGGACGCGTGATCCTCGAACCGCGAATCAATGTGGTGCCGCGGCCTCTTCGCGCGCCATCCCAGAAGCTGCATCGCAATCCGCTGCTGCAGAAACGGCGTTATCGCATGCCGCGCTGGTGGCCTTGGCGGGATCGACAAAGTGCGACGGCTCTCAGGGCCGAGATCGGCAAGGCGGTGCCCGGCCGCTTTCGACATCGCTCGGAGCCTGCTTTTCTGACGGCGTCAGCAAAGATGCCGGTGCCCGACCTCATGGCGACCGCATGACAGTGCCGCTCGACGAGCCCGAATCCCCTCGTATCGGCGCGACGATTGTCGCTTTTCCGCGTGGAACCCGCCCGTTGCCCGCGCCGGCCGAGCCGCGAAGCGGCGAAGATGAGCCATCTTCCCAGACGGGAGGATCGCGGCCTTCGGGAGACGACAAGCCGCCGGGCGCGCACGACGGCGGCCGGGGACGCGGGCGGCGCGGCGGCGGCGACTCCGACGATGGCGACGATGCGGCGGATCTCAACCGGAGACTGGCGCTGCTGCCGCTCACCGATCTCGGCAACGCCGAACGTTTCGCGGCGCGCAACGAAGGCCGCTTTCTCTATTGCCCGGCGCTCGGCTGGCTCTGGTGGGACGGTCGGCGCTGGTCGCGCGTCGGCGCCGAAGAGGCGGTGAAGCGGGCCGAACACGAGACGATCCGCGCCATTCAGGATGAGGCCAAGGCGCTGCGCGATTCCGAACAGGATGTCGAGCTGAAGGAAGAGGTGAAGCGGCTGAAGGACGGCGCGGTGATGACGCCGGCTATCTGGCTCTCCGACCTCGTCGCGCGACACGGCCGCGCCTCGGAATCGGCGCAGCGCCTCGGCTCGGTGTCGAAACGCGCCGCCGCCATGCTGGCGATCGACGTTGCCGATCTCGACGCCGATCCGTGGCGCATCAACGTGCTGAACGGAACGCTGGTCGTTAAAAAAACGATTATCGAGTTGGCCGACGGGCACCCTGTCGAGCGCCCTGTGGATGCCGATTACATCACGCTGGTGCCGCACGCGCCGGAGCATCGCATCACCAAGCTCGCGCCGGTGATCTTCGATCCGGCCGCCGATTATCCGTTGTTCAAAGCCTTCCTCGATCGCGTGCAGCCACCGGATTCAAAAGGCGAGCGGCGGATGCAGAAATTTCTGGCGCAATGGGCGGGCTATGCGCTGACCGGTTCGATCGCCGAACAGAAGATGACGTTTCATTACGGGAAAGGCCGCAACGGCAAGGGCGTCTGGGTCAATGCGCTGTCGCATGTCGCCGGCGACTATGCCGATGCGATCCCGATCGAGAGCTTCATGGATTCGGGCCGGGCGCGGGCCGGCGGCCAGGCGACGCCCGATATCGCCGGCGTCGTCGGCGTGCGGTTTCTGACGACCTCCGAGCCAAAGAAGAATGCCGTCCTCGACGATGCCTTCATCAAGCTCTTCACCGGTGGCGACAAGATCAAGGCGCGCTTTCTGAACCGCGATTATTTCGGCTTCGTGCCAGTCGCCAAGCTGACCATGCAGGGCAATTACCGGCCGAAGGCGCCGACCGACGAGGGGTTGTGGAGCCGGCTGCTGCTGGTGCCCTGGGGCGTCTTCATCCCGCCGGAGGAGCGCGACCAGCAGCTCGGCGACAAGCTGCGCGCCGAGGCTTCCGGCATCCTGAATTGGATGCTCGACGGGCTGCGCTCCTGGCTCGACGAAGGGCTGAAGCTGCCGGACGAAGTCTCCAAGGCGACGGAGGACTATCGCAGCGACAGTGATCCGCTCGGCCGCTTCCTCGGCGTCTGCACGATGCAGGACATCGGCCATCGCGTGCAGGCGAGCGACATGCACGCACTGTTCATCGCCTGGGCGAAAGCCAATGGCGAAAGCGAGTGGAGCATGAAGGGGCTCGCGGCCGCGCTGAAAGAGCGAGGCATCGCCTCGATCAAGAGCTCGTCGACCTTCTGGCTGGACCTGAAGCTGACGAAGCACGTGCATGATTTCGTCGATTACGAGGGCAAGCCGATCCGCATGCGGGACGAATCGGACGGCGCGAGTTTTGAGGAGCTTCCGTGAACAAAGCGCGATCTGCGAACAAAGGAAGGACGCGCGATGCGCCGATGTTCTGAGTCTATCCTCCCAACCTCCCAAAATTGGGAGGATCGTCGCGCCCGCAACCCGTTGATAAGACGGGCGATGGGAGGGTGTGGGCGGATAGGGAGGATTTCTGCACGCTCCATGTAACGCGCGCACATGCGCGTGTGCGCGCACATATGAGACATATGAAATAATCCTCCCTAACCTCCCAAACCCTCCCAAACACAATCAAATCAATCACTTGACTTGGGAGGGTTTGGGAGGATGCGGGTTACTTAGGGAGGATCGTCGAAATGGATGGTTTTAGGGGCGCTGGAGGGGCGATTGGGCAAGCGGACACCGAAGCGAGACGAGATGATCAAGGTGCGGGTCGAGGCGTATGAGGCTGCGAAACGTGGCGGCTCGCTTGCCTATGGCGCCAAGGGCGAGGTTGGTAAGGCGGTCGACGTGGCGGCCACGGCGTGCGGGCTCAAGAATCGCGCTGGAATCGTGGCGGCGCTGCGCGCGGTCGAGCACATCGACATTGTTCCCGTCGATGTCGCCCGAAGGACGGTTCGCCGCGACAGCCAACTTGCGAAGCGAATTGCGAAGACGCGTCGAGACTGGAGGATTGCCGCCAACCGCAGTATCGGCGCGAGCCTGGAGCGTCGCGCCAAGGCGGTCGCGCCGAAACCGGAGAAGGCCTCAAAGCAAAAGCGCGCAGCGACGGCGAAGTCGAAGCGCAGTCGCAAGGCGAAGCCGGTGGTGCCGGTGCTGGCGACGAATGGCGCCATCATCGCATCGCGCTATGTCGATGATCCGTTTGGTGGCGCGCCGATCAGGGTGCAAGTTAACCAGGCCGAACATCCGGCCGAGCTGCTGCGCGCCCGCGGCTCGATCGACGATGTGCAATACCAGGTCGCGGGCAAGTTTCGAGCCGCCTATGAGGCGGCGAATGTGGGCGCGGTGCGCGGCATCGATCCGACACGCGAACACGTCGATGGCGGCATGATTGCTATGCCTGTCGTCAGCGCCGGCGGCGTCGATCTGTTGCGCTACTATCGAAGCCTCACGACGCAGCTCGGCTATGTCGTACTGGCCGGCGTCATTGGCGAAGGGCGCGGACTGGCGCATGTCGCCGGCAAGTATGCCGAGATGCGGAAGGGTGGAGAGCGCGGCGCGCATGGGCATGTGCTCGGCGTGCTGATCGAGGCGCTCGACGATCTGGCGGTCGCACTCGGCATGCGGCCGAAGGCCGAGCACGCCGCGAATCAGTTTGCGCGAAAACTGGCATTAGCGACAGCGCACCGCGTTTAGTGTGCGCTTTGAAATCATCGTTAGCGGATTGATTGAATGATTAAATCAAGAACGAAAAAATCAATGGTTGACTCGTGACATGAGTTCGGCAACAAAAGTGCATGGTCATAAGTTGCGTTCGAGAGATGCAACGGGACCGAGAGGGCGCCGCGAGCGCCCTTTTTGTTGGGGCGAACCATGGCGCGGCTGACGATCGACCGCCCGCGCATAAAGGCCGATAGCCTTCGTCTCGCGCCACCTCCGAAGACGGCGCTGCCCTACTACCTGACCCCTGAACATCGGGCGTGGAGCAAGGCCGTCATCGCGCGTGCGCACGGCATCTGCGAGATGCCAGGCTGTGGCCGCCGCGAGCGGCGGATGTTTGCGGACCACATCGTTGAAGTGGGGGACGACCCGTCGCGAAGGCTCGATCCGGCGAATGGCCAGTGCCTTTGCGGCTCGTGCCACACGCGCAAGACGGCCGCTGAAAGGGATCGCCGGCATGCGCGTCGCTGAGGGGCAGGGGGGGTTAAATTCCTCGCCCGCCAGGGGCCTGTAACCGCTTACGGTCTCTTCCTTT